AGCAGGATGACCAGTTTATAAAACTTATTGATGCCCACCCCAGAGAGTCTCTCACCCTCGAAAGTTTAACCTGTCTTGGTAGTTTCATCGAGGAAAGAGAAATTCTAGACCCCATTCAAGCTGGTTCCTACTTAGACTATAACTCTATACCAGACTAATAATTAGCTAGGTTAACCATCAATAGATACCCTATCCTCTGGTTCTAAATCAGAAAAACGGGTATCTATTTTTGCACCCTGAGATAAATTGCATTTAGGACAAAGGAGAACTAAATTGTTAATATCAATAGCTAAATTAGAGTTGGAAGAATCCATTTTAGAAATTGGGAATAAGTGGTGAACGTGGTAGTCTTGGGGAAGATGTTGTAAACAGCTTGGGCAAAGGAATCTTTGACTACGTTTGAGAATCTGGATAGCCGATTGTCCATTAGAAGATTTCCTCCAATTAGAAAAGGTTTGTCGAATAGTTTTAGTCATAGTACCCAAAAATTAGGTTAGGTTTAGAGTCCTTACTCTCATTAGAATCCTCTCACTACCCATAACCCCAACACATATCCAAAAAGGGTTATCACTACCATCAGGGTCTACCCCCGTATTACGATAAATTTGACCAACGGGGATGGCTAGGGATGTTTTTAGGAGATTGGATGCTACACCAATAGCTCTATTGGGACTGGCATCGTCCCTAAGCACTAAGTCGGTAGTATTTGCCCCCGGTGTAGAAGTTTGACAAGTTATTGAGTAATTGGCAATGGAGTCGGCACTTGTTCCTGTAGGTACTCTTAGAGCCGTTCTAGTATCGATATTGGGCAGGGTAGGACGACCACCCCCCCTTGAGTTAGAGGAAGAATTTAAAAAATAATAATAAGCATTTAGTGGGTAGTTTGTCCCGGTGTATAGGGGATTTTTAGCCCATCCTACCTGTCTAAAAAAGTAATTAGAGTTATCTAATGCGTTGCCACTGACATTACATCTGAACATTGAGACCGAAAAGCTATTAACAACAAAATACCAAGCACCAGCATTACTTAAATTAAATTCACTACCCCCGCCCGGAACCTGATAAAACAAAGCACTACTCAGGCTTGAGGTATTGCTAGTATAGAGCAAATTTTCCCTGAATCTTCCATTTAGAGTAGTAGTAGGATTGTTAGAAGTATCAAAAGCCTGTGGCAATTTAAAACTAATACTTATTGTGCTGTTAGAAACGGCTAATCCAGACCCTAACTGATTAATTAAGTCTCTTAAGTTGGGTGCGTTATTACCACCAGAAATGCGAGTATCATAAGCAAATAAATCGGAACGAAAACCCATATAGTAGTTTCCGACGTTATCAGAGGTAATCAGATTTGGTTGACTCATGGCGTTCTATTAAATTGGTTAATATCTTGAGAGCAATAAAGTAAAGTACCATTTGCTGGCTGTGTGGGCGGTCGCCAGTCTGTTAATAAAGAAGTTTGAAGTTGGCAATAAAGTAAAGTTCCATCAGCAGGTTGAGGTGTGGGTCGCATACCACTAATGGCACTATCGGCTAATTGACAATAGATAAAAGTGCCATTACTAGGGATTGACGAAGTAGGGAAATAAAGCCAACGCACTTTATTAAAAAGGAGGGGACAGCTTTAGAATGGGCGAGTATAGGGAAAAATAAATACAAACCCAAAAGAGCATAGAGAAAACCCTATGCGGCTAAGGGTTGACAAGGGGTAGGTCAGGAGCTATACTTAGGGAAAGTTACAAGAGTAAAGAAATGCAAAATGAACTTAAAGTAGGAGACCGATTAGGAGTTAAGACAAGAAATGGCTCTTTCCTAGTATTTGAGGTAAAAAGGGTCACTAGAACCTTAGCCTATGTCGAGGTAGTAAACTCAACCTGGCCAAGTGGTGAGTGGAAGGTAAAAAGAGAGATAAAACAGAATAACGGGAGAAAATACGCAAACTGGTACGGGATTATACCCTGTGCTGTGGGTACAAGTTCTATGTTATATCTCTATGATGAGGAGTGCGGGAATTTAGAAAAAGGACGAAGAACAACCATCGCACTGAAATATGGGGTGGAGAAACTAGAAAAAACAATTAGAAATCTACCTGCCTCAGACGGAGTAGACCGAGAAAATGCGGTTCTAAAACTTATTAGTCTAATGGAAGAATTAAACCTAGATGTAGAACCAGTTAAACAAAGACTCGCAGGAGAGAAATAAGGATGTGTTTACTGGGACAATTAAACGGGATAATCTGTTATGTTGTCTTATAGTATAAGAGGGGAAACTTGCCGATTGATTAGTGCTAGGAGAGCAAACGAACGTGAGCGAAGAAAGTATCAAGAGAGTAGCCCCCAAGATGGGTATTCTTAACACAAAAGAGGAAAAGCAAGATTTAAGCGATTTAACCGATTGGGAGCGAGTTAAATCGATGAGTGATGCAGAAATCGAGGCTAATGCTTTGTCAGATACCGATGCTCTTCCTTTTGATGATGATTAGGAAAATGCAGTTCTTAAACTTATCGGTTTAATGGAAGAAATAAACCTAGATGTAAAACCAGTTAAACAAAGACTAGCAGGAGAAAAATAAGGATGAAAGAACTTCAAGTAGGGGACAAAATAGCGTCAATCGGTTACAGTTCTGCCTTTTCAGACTACTTTTCAGACTACTTTCGGGTATTTGAGGTAGTAAGAACAACACCAAAGAAAGCCAAAGTAAAATGTTTGAATGACAAAACATTTAGAGACAGAGAATTTCTCGTCGCCAGAAAGCCTTATTTCAATTCGTTTAGTGAGAAATACTGCTACCGGTTTCAGGGTGATTATACAGGGGGAGACGGGGTTTTCTTTGATGAAGAAATTGAGAACCAATTAACTGAGTATCGAAAACTGAAAAAATTCAAGCGACAAGCTTTCATGGTTTGTGAATGGTCTAAGAATTTAGATTCCTATACAGAAAAAAACCATGTATTGTATGCTAAAATGGCAGAAGTGGCTCAAATTGTGGAAGAAATAAGAGGAAATGAGTAATTTCAAGTTTATCGACTTATTTGCGGGCATTGGCGGATTTCGGATAGCCCTGGAAAGTTTAGGGGGGGAGTGTGTATTTGCCTCTGAAATAGACAAATTCTGTCGACAAACCTATGAGGTCAATTACGCCCATAAACCTGAAAACTCCGACATTCGGGAGCAGGATGAGAACCTAGTGCCAGACCACGACATATTGTGTGGGGGATTCCCATGTCAAGCCTTCTCACAGGCTGGCAAGCAGTTAGGATTTGAAGATGACCGAGGGGTACTCTTTCTGGACATAGTGAGAATCCTAAAAGCCAAAAGACCGAAAGCATTTATCTTGGAGAATGTGAAAGGTCTAATTACACATGACAAAGGGAGAACATTAACGACCATACTGAAAGCCTTGAGAGAGGACTTAGGCTACCTTGTACCTAAACCGAGAATATTGAATGCCAAAGATTTTGGATTAGCCCAAAACCGACGGAGAGTCTTTATTGTGGGATTTCGGGGGGACTTAAATATTGGCTTATTCAGCTACCCCTACCCCGTACCGCACAATAACTATGTCCAAAAGATTCTAGAACAAGAAGTATCCCCTAAATACTACATTTCCCAGAGGTATTGGGAAGGGTTAAAGGCGCATAAGTCCAGACACGAAGGGAAAGACAATGGATTCGGGTATCAGATTCTAGACCCCTACGGTGTTTCTAACACAATAATGGTTGGGGGACAAGGGCGGGAACGAAACTTAATTTATGACCCGTCAATAAAAAAGAGAGAAGGGCTTGACAGTAAATCTAATACAGAGTATATTAGAGTCATGACACCACGGGAATGGGCAAGACTACAAGGTTTTCCAGAAAGTTTTAAGATTGTAGTGTCCGACACTCAAGCCTATAAACAATTTGGCAATTCAGTAGCCATCCCAGTAGTGAGAATGGTAGCACGAAACGTTTTGTTGGGACTCCAAGAAGCTGAACCAGAACTAAGCTTTTTGAATCCGACAGACTGGATACAATTACACTCAGGAATTTAAACCATGATTAACAGTTTAACCCCCTTAAAAACGACCCCCGCTTTAGACACATTTTTCAGTGTTGAAAAAACCCAGTGTCTATGCTATAAAATGCCATCCTATGAGGATGGTTGGGTAATCCGGGGCTTGGGTCAAATAGAAGTAAAAAACCAAAACCATCTAATGTTTGGAGACACTGCCCAACTGGTAAAAGTTCCCGAATATGCTGGAATGGAAATCCCCCTACTTTGTGTGGTAGGATTTAAAATCCTACTAGACTGGTTTGCGTAAAATTAAACGGGGTTTACAGTTTAAAACTAGCTTAGACCCCCAAAAAAATAGGAGTAATAATGTTTGAAACAATACCGTTGGAAATACTTGACAATGATGTTCTTATCACTCTATTATGTGATTTGAGAAATGCGATAACTGATAGTTTAAAAAGAGGGAAAGAAAGCTGTAGCATATTTACCAACCAAGCAGAAGAATTTTACCTAAACGAAATGATACTGAGAGAGTTTGAAAGAGCCTTAACTCCTGAAGTAGGACAAGAGGTAAAAATTAGGAAAGGTCAAGACAGTACGGGTGTTTGCAAATACTTAGTAATAGAGGTTGTTTTAATGAGCCAACATAAAAGATTACAAAAAGAACTAATCCCCCTAAAAAGCCTTGAAAGCTTTAAATTAACCTCGTTCTATGGTTATATGGACAGTCGTTTTCCTTACTCGCCAGTGATGGTAATGGAAGATGGTACAGAATACTGCAATTGTGCCTGTTCTAGTTTAGAAATTTGTGTATCCGCCCTAAACGAGTACGTCTACTGTGATGCGGGGTTTGACTGTGATGCGGTGTTTGTTTTTGTCCTTGAAGGAACCAAAATTATTAGAGGTTGGTATGTCCAAAATTAAGTCTAACCAATTTATCAAATCCCCCCTACGCTACCCCGGTGGTAAACAAAAGGCAGTAGACTTTCTTAGTCTATTTTTCCCCCAAGAAATTGATGCTTTTGTGGAACCTATGGTAGGGGGAGGCTCGGTAATGCTATATGTTCGGCAACATTACCCCAAAGCTGAACTATGGATTAACGACCTAAACCCAGAAGTCTACATTTTCTGGAAATCTGTAAGGGATGATTTGGACAATCTCATCAAAGGGGTAGAAGCATGGCATAGTGTTAAAAAGAACTTTTTAACAAAAGAGAAAAAGTTCTTTGAGTTCCTAAAAAATATATGCCCTGAAACTTTAGGGTTCACGAACAGAGCGGCACGGTGGTATGTTTTGAATCGTGTAACTTTTAGCGGAACGTTAGAAAGCGGGGGATTCTCCAAAGACGCTTTCCATAAGCGTTTCACAATCAGTTCTATCGAACGATTGGCGAAGCTGAAAGGGTTATTGGAGGGGACGGTAATTACCAATATAGATTTTGAAGGTTGCCTATCCACCAAAGCAAAACAGGGGAAGTTTGTCTTTCTAGACCCCCCGTACCTATCGGCTGAGAAATCTAAGCTGTATGGGGTCAACGGGAGCCTCCACACTGGTTTTCCCCATGCGAGATTAAAAGAAGTGGTGCATGGCTTGACAAACCCAGTAATGATAACCTATGATGATAGTGAAGCGGTCAGAAACCTATACCCAGAAGAAAAGTACGAGAAAATAGCATGGGAGTTAGGGTATGGGATGACCAATGGGAAAACGGGAAAAGAGTTAATAATCCGTAGTTATAAAAGTTGACCCGATTTCTACCCTGTTTCAATGGGAACCCAAAAACCCATTTATGCTCTATTAGACCCAGTACAAGTTCGAGAAACCCATTATCAGTTATCAGTCAATAACCATCAACCAAACAAAAAATGAAACCTCTGTATAAATTAGGCAAGTATCACAATTTAGACAAGCTAAACAAAATAGCAACTGATTATTGTTATACCATTAAGTGTTTCGCAACACATAACTTTATACACCCTCTTTATGATACGAGCGAAGACTCTTATGCTTCATGGGGAACGATAGGAGTAAATTGGCACATTGACGACATTTATAAGGGTAGAAAACATTCAATTATCCTAGTTGTTCAAAGTGACAACTATAAACTCTACTCTTCTACAGTAGGCAATAATACTTTAGAAAAACTCTTGAAAAATTGTACTCCCCCTAGAAGTATGGATAATAAAATAAACTCTTTATTAGTCCAAAGAAAAGATACTCAAAAATTAGTCTTAAAAGCGGGAGATATTTTACTACTGGACATATCCTGCTACCATAAGCTGGAAAACACAAAAAAAAACAGAAGACCCTTTTATGTTTATTAGCTTAGATATTGACTTTATTCCAAGAGTCAAGGAAGCGGTCAAGGTTGTCAATTATTTTGTTCACGATTTTTTTGTAATCAATGAGGAGTAAAACAATGGGAGAATATATGGAGACAATCGAAGAAACAATGGAAGAAGATGAAGAAACAATGGGGGAAGAAATTGAAGAATGTATGTCACCAAGCCATCGTCATTTTTGGCTTTGCTGGTATCAATTATCTCTTCTAGAGAAAAAGGTCTGTTTTTATTTCCTTTGTGGGTTCGATAACAAAGAAATTGCTAAAAAACTTTTACTAAAAACTGAAATAGTAAATGATTATACGACGGCAATTTTAAAAAAATTTAATATTTCGACTCAACCTAAGTTTATGTTCTTTTTCTATCAGCATACGGGATGGGATATAGCCAAAGATATGATTGACGATGACGAAGAAGAACAATGCGCTTTATGGGGTGTTCAGAAATGTCTAATTTCGCCTGGAATATGGAAAAATATGTAGTTTACCTCCTTTAAGGCAATATCTAACCAGTTCCTACTAAAACAGAAAGACTAATTAATTTTCACATTGTCAAAACAGGGTTCTGTTTTAGACCCACCCTTGTTGATACTCATTAACATTTACAATAGTTTTCTACTAAGGTTAAAGTCTAAAAGTTTTTTCTAAAACCCCTTGACAGACCCTGGATAACCCTGATATACTGGATTCAACCATTTCAAACAAAACCTATGACTCAATTAACCCCATCAGTCCTAACATTAACCGATGACCAAGTTATGGCCACAAATGAACTAGAAACCTGGTGGAGAATGGGGTTACGAGAGCATCTGCTAATCGGTGCGGCGGGTACTGGAAAATCCACGCTTATAGCGCACTGGATTTCATTACACCCTGAAATCAAGGTGGTGATGCTCGCCCCTACAAACAAAGCGGCCAAAGTATTGAAAGAAAAATTAACCTTTCAGGCGGATGTGTCAACTATCCATGCCATTCTAGGGCTGGTAGTTCAAGAAACTGGGGGAAACTACAAGGTAAAAGGTTCCAGAGTCATCAGAGACTCGGAAAGCCAAATACTGGATACTGGGTCTACAAAAATGGATAACACCTACGACTTAATAATTGTAGACGAAGTGTCTGTTATAGATTTGGAAGTCGAAACAAAAATCCGACAAAAGGCAACAGAAATAAAATCGAAAATCCTATGGGTGGGAGATGAGTGTCAACTTCCCCCGCCAGGTAAAAAACCAAGCTCAGTGTTCAGGATTAAAAGTTCCTCAATCCTAGAACAGGTGGTGAGATTTGATGCTGGGGCTTTAAAGGTAGCCGACTACCTTAGAAAGTTAATCAAAGTCCAAACCCCTGAAAAACCACCATTGGAGCAGATTCTGCGTGGACAGGGGGAACTTGAAGAAAAGTATCACAATGTCTTTCTTCTATCGGAAGGAGATTGGTTCGGAAAAATCAGAGAATATGCGTTAGCTCAAAAGGAATATAAGGTTCTAGCACACAGAAACGAAAAAGTCTGTAGCTATAATAACCTAATCCGAGCTTTACGGGGAATCGATGACAAACCATTTTCAAGTGGGGAGCAGTTATTATCACTAAAAAGAAATCTCTACCAAAAGTTTGAAAACGGTCAAGTGAGAAGAATATCCTTTACCAATGGGGAAGAAGTGGAAGTCGTATTCAGTCAAAAAACTGTAAAACGCTTTTGCGACCCCCTACCTGAAAAAGGCTTGGACATATTCGATGCAAAAGAAGTGGTGGATTTCACTTTAAACTTCCAGCAATGGAAAAACTATCCTGTTGAAGTCTGGGATACCGAAGTGCGGTCATTAGACAGACCTGCGGCATGGAGATTGATTTTTGTTGACCCATCAAAACATGAACAAATGGTGGACACTTTAAATCGTTCAAAAAGTATTCAGGAAGACATACAGTTTGTAACGAACGTGCTTTACCGGGTACAAGAAATGATTACTGGAAAATCAGGATATGACCGAAATATGGACACAGAGAAATCAGCTTCAGAAATTCTGAAATACATAGGGACAGGGACACAGTACAAAGAGGAAGTAATTGCAATTGGAAATGTTTTGCAAAAAAATTGTAAAGCACTATACGGTGCTTATAAAGAATGGCAAAACCTATGTTTCCTGACCTACCACTGGAGTTATAACAATGCGATTACCGTGTATAAATCGCAAGGCTCTGGATGGGACACAGTGTTCGTAGATGGAGAGGACATTTATTCAGCCCCAAACTGGAAGAAACTGCTTTATGTGGCAGTGACACGAGCTAAAAAACAAGTGTTCATTAAGGAGTAAGAAAAAAATGAAGAAAAGGAAGACTAAAAATAAGGGTTTAACATGGGATAAAGTGTCCAAACCCCCGACCTTGGAGGAGATTCTACAAACTCTATGGGAAATGGGACATGAACCCTATAAAGTAAGAAACAAATCTTCATCAAAAAATAAAGGAGAGAATTAAGGATGAGAAAACTAAAACTTGTAACCCCCGTGAGAGTTAGTGAAAATCCTATAGCCCAACAGTACATCGTAATCTCAGGGCTAAGGGGTTCAGGAAAAAGCACTTTGGTAGAAAGCTTAAAAACCCCCTTGAACGCACTAGGAATGTGGCAAAGAATGACCCAAATAGTGCCAGAGTTGTGGGAGAATAACCCTTATATACCTCTTAACCCAGAGCCAAAGTCGAAAGAGGCAATACATTTAACCGAGTTACAACTCCAAAACGCTAAAACACAGCTAATGGTAGGACGATTCTGGTGGGAAAAGGGGTTCAACGTAATCCAAGACACCACTTTTGAAGACATTAAATCCATCTACGCCTCGGACTACTACTTAGGGGAAAAAAGAATATTTGTGGTATCCAGCGCACTTCAGGGGCATAACCCGCACGATTACCCTAAAGAAACTTTAAGGGTATTTTTAAACCCCCCGTTTGAGTTTTTGGTATCCCGAATACAGGGAAGAAGTCGGGGGTACGAGGAGCTAACCCCTATGTTCAAAGAAGCACTAATAGCGGAATACGAAGAATACCAAAAGCTAGTAAGCTATCGTATGTGCTATGACCATAATTCAGGAAAAGTGCTAGAAATAGTTAATCTCCAGTTAGAACCGATGGAAATAGTGGACAGGATAGTGAAAACCATACAAAGATAGGTGAAAACACCTATTGACAGAAAGTGAAAAATTAGATAATATAGAGTTGTAAAGAAAAACAACTCTATATTATTATGGAACCAGTATTTGACAAAGAGACAGAAAGAATCGTAATTCTAACAGAGATGCTAATAAAAGAAAAGTTTGAGACTTTCCTGAAAACACTACAAAAGGCACAAATGCCATTAGTGGGAAAAATATCACTGTATAGTGATACCATAGAAACATTAGTGGGGCTAGGTTATGAAGCAGTTGCAGAAAGATATTTTGACTGGCGTAACCGTTGTTACCCCTTAGAGGAGACAAGAGGGTGGTATGAGGTTTTACCCTTAGAAGTCGAAGGTAATGTTTACTATGTAGGGTACAATTTTAGCTCGAATTATGAGCTATCGGCGTTCCTGTTAAAAAATTACCATGCCTACGTTCTGTGCCAAAGTTTAATATTGGGGGGAAATTACGAAGAGTATGTAAGGATGTTCAAAGTCTCTAAGGCGGATTTGCTGGATAAATGGCTACTTCACCATGGAACCTTGGCCATGTTTGACATGGAAAAAAACCTAATAGCAGGGCAGAAAAATAGAGCAGACCTACTGACGTTTATTTCTGACAATTTCGGTTCAACCATTGTAGCCCTGAGTTAGCAATAATGTACACTTTTCAAGAACAGCTTAAAAAAGGTCAAGCCGTTGAGCAACGGGTAATCCAGATGCTTGAGGAGTTAGGAAAACCTCTCAAATTGGCGGAAATGGTTGACCAAAGAAGGGGGATAGATTGTTTTGTGGGGGAATACTCCTTAGAAATAAAGAGTGACTTCAAAGCTAAACAGACCCGAAACTTTTACTTAGAGATAGAATTACCCCAAGACAAGTTGGGTTGGGTGATGAGTTGCCAAGCAGACCGGTTAGTTCTGGTTTGCGGGGACAATCTATTATTCACAACACCTGACTATCTAAGAAGTAAAATAGAACATTGGAAAAGCAGATACCCTATTAAACCCTGTCACAATGCCAACGGGTATTGGTCAAAAGGAGTCCTTGTACCCTGTAAGGAAGTAAATGGGGAAAGGCTATCCTGGGGCGAAAATAAGGTAAGATTAAGTAAGATATTTGATGTAGGGTTTAACCCAAAGTTAGCAAAATGTTATCAATATTAAAGAATCATCCACCAGTGGTCGTAGCGTATGTAGCGGGGGTAATTGAGGCAAAAGCATCGGTAGGTTTAACTGTAGAAACAGCTAGAGATATTGTCTACCCTAGTATAGAGCTTTACCATAAGAGTGCGGATTACCTGTATCTAATGCAGAGTTATATCGGAGGAACGGTAACGAAGAAAAAAAGGAGTAAACAGTTTAAGCTGTTTGTAAGGTATCAGAATGCGGCGGATGTCCTAGAAGACATAGAACCCTACTGTCTGATACTTAAACCGCTAATTGAAAAACTCTTAGAGTACCAGAATTGGGTGATTAGCAGACCCTGCCCGACTAAATATGGGGCATTTGCCAGAAAACAAACAACGGACAAATACATATTTGAGGTCATACAACTGAAAATAGAAGTAGAAACAGCAAATTCAATGAGCTTAACGGAGTCACGGTTCATTCACCCCGTCACAAAAAAAGTCTTAGGGGAGAAGTTAAGACGACTCTATGGTGGTGAACTACCAGAAGAAACTGAAACCACCCAAGATTAAAGTGAAAGTCTTTAATTACGGAAAAAATGTTAAGCACTAAAGTTCCAAGCATGGTCAACGTGCTAAAAAGTTTGGCACTGGTAGGGGCAGTAGGTCTTGTATGGGTTCTACAATCAGAAAAACTTATCACCGCCCCAAGCCCCCCCAAAGTAATAACAATTTCTAATACCGGAACCCCTTGACATCTAATCTACTCTCAGTTATACTGGGGTTAACCCAACAAAAACTGGTTAAGTGAGAACCAAGCTTAATTAATCAGGGTTAAACCCCCTTTAACTGGGGTAAAACGGGCAGTTAGCTCGTGTTAGCTTGTGGAGTGGAGTTAAGCCGTCTTACCCACTGTGAAGCAAGAAATCAATGTTAGTCAAAGTAAACATTTTTATAACGGTCTAATGCCAAGGTTAAACGAAGTAGGAATCCCACTTATCCCTGAATCCATGCGGAAGCAACTATTCGGAGGGGAACGTCAAAAGCCCTTCGCTGGTAGTGTTAAATTGGCTAAAGCTGAATTAGCCCGATTTGGACTGGATAATGTGGAAGTCGATGTACCAGAAGACATTGAATTTGAGTTACCCCCACTACAGGGGGCAGACCTGGAAGAACATTTCAATAAAATAGCAGAATCCCAAGCCCAACCTTATTTATCTATCGCAGAACAAATGGCCAGAGCCGTTATTCCAGCGAGACCCCACGAAATTCTGTTACGTCCAGGTTGGACGTGCTATGAACCAGGTGAAGAACCCTACCCCGTTCCGTACCCAGCAGAAGATGGACTGGTGTATGACGTGGAAGTTGCTGTAAGAAGTTCAAATTACCCTGTGATGGCTAGTGCTGTCTCACCCGTAGCTTGGTACTTTTGGGTTTCTCCGAAGTTGGCAACAGATGGCAGTGATGTCCTCTGTCCGCTAGGAAATAGCCCTAAACTGGTAGCTGGGTGGAATTGTTCTTATGATAAACAAAGAACCCTTGAACCGTATAGCCTAGAGTTAGGCGGACTCCGATTTTGGGATGTCATGTCCATGCACCAATGCGTGGGAGGGCTTTCTTCTAAACAACGTCCCCTAAGTCTAAAAAATGCCAAAGCAAAAGCTAATGGTGAGGACGCTGGATTAGATTATGCCTCTGCATGGCTTGATGTAAGCTCTGGTAATTCTTTAAAAGATGCCGCTCGGTTATACCTGGGTGTTGAGATGTCCAAAGACGACCGAGATTATTTTGTTACTGGAACCTTGCTTGAAATCAAAAATCGTTTTCAACAATTAGCTGACTATTGTGTGAAAGACACTGAGATTACCTTCAAACTTTATAAGCTATTGTGGGCAAGATTTCGGGAAAAATGCCCATCTAACGTGACTTTCTTTGGGATGCTAGAAATGGGTACGGCTATCCTGCCTATTACCCGTGAATCGTGGTTCGGTTATATAGACAGAGCCGAAAGTAAATTTGTTGAAGAAAAAACCCGTGTTGAGAAACATTTGCGTCTATTGGCAGATGAAGCGGTTGAGGGATTCTTAAACGGGAGTCTTGACCCAAAACTAGACCCGTGGTTATGTAATCTGGATTGGACTATGCCTTCTTCCCGGGCAAAAATCATGAAGGATAAGCCTGAGTGGTACAGAAAATTATTTAAGGGGGAAAAAATCAATCTAACGGTGAAAACCCAGTGTACTCCTTACTTACTTCGTTTAAAATGGTTTGACTACCCACTCTACCACCATCCCAAAAGAAAATGGGGCTTTGTGACACCAGTTGGGGAAGAAGTCGAATCCAATTTAGACCCAATTTATCTAAATGATGTCGGGGAAGAAGTGGGGGAAACTGAAGCGACTAAGGTGTACTACCCTATACCCCATAAAGACGGGGATGACTCAAATGTGGGTTGCCCACTATCCAAAGATTATTTGTCTGAAATGGAGAAAGGGGTGCTAAACTCTGATTTCCCTGAAGCAAAACAAGCTCTTGAAGCGGCAATTTCCTGTTCGTACTGGGTATCAGTACAAAGTCGGGTAAAATCCCAGTTTGTTGTGATGAACAAAGACAACCAAACGGGATATATTATTCCCCAGATGGTGGTAGCAGGGACAGTCACGGGACGGGCAGTAGAAAGCACTTGGCTGACAGCATCTAACAGCAAAAAGAACCGTATAGGAAGCGAGATTAAAACCACAATTCGGATTCCTGAAGGTTATTTGCAAATCGGTGCTGATGTTGACAGTTAACACAATGGCTGTCGTTAAATCCCTTTAACTGCTGGAAAATCCAGTTAAGCCTTTACACCACGACCCTTTTAGGATACAATTAGGGTAGCGTTTAAAAAGTTAAAGGTTATGGACAATCAGCAGGAAAGCCTAGCTACAATCCCCGGTTTTAGATACTACAGTGCCTCTAAAACGGGTCGTATCTACTCCCACCTAACACAAAAATACCTGAAGCCTGTACCAGATAAGTGGGGTTACTACCGAGTGACCGTCAAAGATGACAATGGTAAATGGTCTAAGAAAACCATACACCGATTAGTTGCTTTCGCTTTTTTACCAAACCCTGAAGGGTTCCCAGTAGTTCACCACATAGACGACTGCAAAACTAATAATTGTCTTGATAACTTAGAATGGTGTACCTACTCTCACAATAACCGCATGGATTTTGTTTTGAAGGGAGAGGGAAGAAAGGTCAGAAGAATGAAAGGTATAAACCAATTTGCTGAAACAAGAGAACGTATTAAAGATAGGGTATTGGAACTTAAAGCCCAAGGATTATCTAACGTTCGGATAGGAAAGCTAGTGGGAGTTTCAGGTGTCACGGTGGGAAAGGTTGTACAGGAATCTTCATCGACTAGAGAAAAGCTCAATAAACTAGAGGATAAGGAAGTTATAAAAATCTTTTTGGATGATGGGACTCAATCTGGTATAGCCGAGAAATACTCTGTTAGCCAAAATACAGTCTCATGTATAAAGAGAGGTAAGCTGTACCACAAACTCTTAAAGTCTAAAGGCCTAGTATCGTAGGGCTTAAGCAAGCTCGAAATGGGGGACACGGGAAACCGTGAAGATATAGTCAAATCTGTAGGGAAACTTACAGAGAATAGTCGGAAGCGGGCTATTCGTAATACAAATGCAAGAGTTATGGTTATCCGACTTATTTGGTGATTCAAAGGTAGGGCTTATTGGGGGAACCCCTGCCAGTTTCCAAACCCTAGCGGGGCGCAAGGAGGATGGCAGTGATGTCCATTCAATGACCGCAAAATTGCTGGGTGTGACCAGAGATGAAGCAAAAATTTCGGTCTACAGCCGGAGATATGGAGCCGGGTTAACTGCGATGACTAATTATCTGAGACAGTTCCGAAAATCTTTGACTTCCTCTCAGGCTAAACAGATTGCCACAGAGATGTTTACCAAAACCAAGGGGAAGAAAATTGAAGGACAATGGAAATTGGGTAGCGAGTCTGCAATGTTCAATGAAATGGAAAGGGTTGCTACCTCCCGCGACCCCCGAACCCCCGCTTTAGGGAGAACCTTAAGCGACGCTTTGCACCCCCGGTATACTGGTAATCGGGACTTCATGACCTCCAAAGTAAACTGGGTTTGCCAAAGTTCTGGTGTAGACTTTATGCACCTCTGTCTAACCGCCACATCCTATCTATGTCGAGAGTACAAAATTAACGCCCGCCTATGTATCACGATTCACGACGAGTACCGTTACATCGTAAAGAAAGAAGATTCAGCGAGGTTTTGCTTGGCCTTCCAGATTGCCCACCTCTGGACTCGTGCGATGTTCTGCTATTCAGTGGGGATATACGACCTCCCCGCATCAGTAGCATGGTTCTCTGGGGTGGACATCGACTTCACAATTCGTAAGTCTCCAGACAGTCCAGCGATTACACCAAGTCAACCTCAAGGATTACCGTTAGGAAAACTCCGAACGATGCCTGAGATTTTGAAAGCAACTGGTGGTTCTTTAACTAAATAGGCCTTAAAAAAGGGGGTTTCGATGCCCCCTTTCGCCCAAAGTAGTTCTGAAAAGCAAGGGGTAAAAAATGTGGATTGAATATGTAAATGCAGATGTCATTAGGCTTCTAATTGCGTTAAGTCCAAATAAAATGGCTAGAATGGAGGAATTAGAGGAACTAAAATTAGATGACTTAGAATTAGCCTTAGTATTTGGTATTGAGTTGGGAGCAGTAGAAGTGGTAGAACCAGTTATTTATTTTGCCAAACCAGAAGCATATTTCAGACTGTCCCAAATGGGATTAAAAATGAGAATTTACTTAGAAAAATTAGACAACCTTTTTAGCGATGCGTAAGAAAAAGCAAAATACAGAAATCAATACCCGTCTTTTAAAGTTAATCCTTAAAGCGGGGTTTATCTTGGGGGATACAAAGAACCCTGAATTAAGGTATTTAGCCAAGTTAGGGTTAATACGTCCAGTGGCGTTAATCGGAACAAGTCATGAAGTCTATATTATGACTTTTAACGGTGAATATTTCTTAAGAACTCAGTGCTTCTCGTAGAAAGTATGTAAAATCCAAGATGTCCACAAACCAAAGATAGCTTGAACAGACGATACCATAGTAAAATAAGTAGAGAACGAGGTTAAAAGTGGTAAAGGGGCAACCCTAACCAGATTTACTAGGGTAATAACCAAAGGATAAGTACGAGATACCCAAATTAAAGTTTGAGCATTAGCTTTGGGGATAGGCTCAGACTTTTGTAGTTTATTTCGGAGAAAAAAGCTTAAAACAGGTATACTAAAATCGACAAGACTAGACAATAAAAGTAAATAAGTCTGTTGGAGTTGGTCATCACTAAGTCCACCAAATAGACGAACCAGGGTCGTAGAAAAATAGATTACGCCAACCCCCACAAAGAACTCCCTACCGATTTGGGACTTTACATCTGCCATTTCCAAATTATTTGCCACTCAAATATTGCCCCAAATCTGTTAAAAGTTTCAAAGTGAACACATCCAAATATTGAGCGTAGTTATCACTGATAGAATTAAAATCATCATCGGGGGGAGGGGAGAGTAAGTTCCCACCTGCCTTATTAGCAGAAACAATAACGGATAAGCGGTAGGAATCAGAAACCTGAGTAATAGTGACTAAAATCTTAGTTTTCTCCCAAAAAACCGGAGTAATTAAACCCTTAGTGAAACCTAAATCAGCCCTAACATTCTCATTAGAACGAACAATAAGAGCTTGAGGGAACCGATGTTTTAAAAAGACGGAGACAGATTGAGTAAGAGCATTTAGAGTCCCCGCACTCATAACACAGCCCTTACTAAGCTCTAATGGGGAAGACTGAAGGCTATATTTTCCAAGAAAGAAAATGGTTGTATCCAAATTGTAGGTTAAATTTAAGGGAGTACCAGGATAGCAAAACTTCGCTGGTGGGGGGTTCAGGGCGGGGGGATTATTATCTTGAGCTTGAAAAAGGAAAACAGCTATCATGAGCAGTTCCCAAAAAATAAGGGATAGATAAATAAAAATTCGTAACATAAGTTTACTAACATGGTCTGCCTTAGTAGAGTGGGTGCTACTCTTAAAAAAGTCTTAACGCTCAATATTAATTGATGACTTGACAAAAGGAGTTCACACGGTCTATGATAAAAAAACAAAGAAAACCCCAAGAGGTAAAAATGGAAAAAATGGAAGAAATGGAACTTTTAAGCCCTTCGTATCATGCGGGCAAACTTCTGGATGCACAATTGCGTAAAGAGGAAGAACTAAGCTTAAATGCAGAAGATTCCGTAGAAGTGCCTGGGGAAATCCCTACCCCTGAATACTGGGAAATACAAGGGAAAAGGATTTACCCAGAGAACAAAGTGGTGTACTTTGCTTGGACAGGAGAAAAAGCAGAGTTATTGCTAGGCGTAGTTCGAGCAGTAGAAAATACCAAGTTGGTCTTATCCGTGAATGGGAAAACGGTAAACTTATTCCCTGGGGAAAAAACGGTTGCTATTGTGGAATAATCCCTATACAATGGGGAATATTGAAAGTTCTACCCTAAAAGAGCTTGAAAAAGCCCAAAAAGAGGGTAGAACTCCTATTATTGTGGACACTAAGGGGGGAGAGTTAGATATAGCGATAGAGTTAGCCCAAATGTGTAGTACACCTGTACTGGTCAGAAGGGCTATAAGTGCGGGCGGTGTATTCGCACTACTGATAAAATCAGAATTAAGATTTTGTGAAAAAGGTGGATTCCTATTGCTCCATGAGCCAGTAGCGAGCAAGAAACTACTATCAGAGAAAGAAGCGGAAATAATAGTTGACAAAAAGATAGAGTTAGTAAAAGAATTACAGAAAGTTAACCCCCAAATACCCTTTGAGCAGTTTAGCAAATGGTTGAAAAAGGGTATTTGTTTTGCGGACACGGGGTTAGCAGAAAAATTCTTCTTTAAGGTGGAAAATGAAAACCACCCCCAATAGTCTTTAACGCTGGTATGTAATTTTAAGGGGGATTTCTTTAATCCCCTGTTTTAGTGTGGCGGACAATAGTGGAACTACCGTGTTTCGGAAAGTAGCACGATTTTCGATAACAATACACCCTGCTGAACCTGGGACATTGGCATCATCGTGTAAACCCAGTTCAGACCGACCATAACCGGGGACGGGGGAGGGTAAAATAGGGTAAAACATACCTTCAATACCTTTGGTAGCAAGAAAATAACCTTCAGTAGAAATGGTGTATTCACTATAAGGGGGTAACAAACCCTTACCTTTAGTCTTATAGTGGGTGTGATTCTGAAACCCAGTAGCACCAGAAGTAGCGACTACGGCACAAAGTTGTTTGCCCTCCGAATCACGAAGAACAAAAGTACCCCAAAGTAGTTCGGTACTTTGACGAGGACGAAAAATATATTCAGCAGAAACAGGATAAGACATAGAAAAAAGTCTAAAACAGGGTGAACCATTTTAGGAATCGAGCGGGGGGTTTACTTTTTTTTTTTTCTTTTTCTAGGGTGGTCAAATCAAGAGCATTTAACTCCCTATCTCCTGTAAATAGTTTTGGGCGTTATTGTCTATCAACAACGAAGACTTCAAATACTAATGGGGTAAATAGGGTGGTAGATTCCCCCCCCGACTACGCCCAAAACAGTTGAAAAAGGGGGAAAAGTAAGTGACAATTAAAGAAATATTAAATCCAATAGGGAATAACGTGATTAATTGGATATTCCCAACAAATAATGAATGGGGAATACCCGTCTTGAGCTTAGATATGCAAGGAAAATGGCCAGAGTTACCAATAAACATCTGGGGAGCAAAGGCAAGAACGAATAAATTAAAGGGAACAATATTCCATTACACTGATGACTATAGAATGTCGGGACATTGGAAAAATCCCTCAAAACTGATTGAAACAGAAATAACTTTAGTGGGGGAAGTAAACTATACGATTTCCTTACAAAGTCCAAAAGCAATAGCAATCCAGAAGGTATTCCAAAAAAGATGGCTATCCCGTTATTGGGGGGAAGCGGGGATAAAAATCCTAGTAGACCTGAATGTACCGACGGAGTTTGAAGAAATCGCCTTATTAGGAGTACCGAAAGGGTGGAAAGCCTACTGTACACATGGATATAGTGAAAGAATCCAAGCAACATACGATGAGTATGAGATGGCCTGTCGTCATGCCCAGAGTAGAGAAATCTATTTCACAGTATACGGGGGAGGACGGAAGGTAAAAGAGGAGTGTGAAAAGATGGGATGGGTTCATGTAGTGGAGGAATCTGACAGAGCGAGAGGAAGATTCAAAGATGAATTTTCGATAAAAGATTATGTGGTAGAGACTGCTAAAGTAGTAGAAAGTCAAAAAGTCAGGGCATTTTAGGGGGGGTGTGATTTCCGCCCAAACCAGATGTGGACAGTCTAATAATGGAATACAGGAAGAAACTAAGATGGTAAAGCCAACCGGTGGAGACGGTCGCCCTGACCGTAGAGAGAGAAAAAAATCGAGTCCTAACGTAGTAGAGCGTGCGTTTGGGGCAGTAGGAGACAATCAAAAAAAGAGAGATTCCGCTTCGAGGACTGTAGAGGAAGCTTTTAAAAAAGGCAGAAAGGGTTAAACCACCTTTAACTAAGGTAAAGTCTAAAAGTTTTTTCTAAACCCCCTTGACATCCAATCCACTCTCTGTTATACTGGGGTTAACCCAACAAAAACCAGAACCTGAAATGGCTGTATTAGAACCAGAAAGACCAGATGATAATGATTATCATAAGCTAGTCGAAGCGCAAATAGACCTGCCACTAGAGTACCAATTAAAACTATCACTACTGCTGAGAGCAATAGAGGCAGAGTTTTCGCTGGATAAAGACCCGTCAGCAACACACATTAGATTCCCGAAAGAAGACTTACAAAAAATTGTCAACCGACTAAAAGGAATGTACTCCGAGATGTACTGTAATATGGTAGCAACACAATTGTTCACCCAGAAAGCATTAGCGGAGAAATGGGGCATTGAAAAATGACCCCTGACAACCATAATCAGCCAATAAAAACCCTATCAAACTAGGGTTTTTCCCTAGTCAAAAAATATGCTTGAACAAGAAAGAAACGAGAAAAAGAAAGAGTTATTTAACACAATACCCTATGGATTAGCCCTTACTGGACGGGTAAGGGACTGGGGTAAACAACCTCAAGGACGACTCCCAGTTAGCTGTACTGTGTTCGATGTCCAAGACAGTATGGAAGGTAAAGACGGTATCGAAGATTCTTGGTTATTTACGAGTCACGGATTAAGAAATGCGGCTGGAGTAGCAATTAATCTATCGAATCTAAGACCTGCGGGGACTCAGAATGAGTTAGGGTTAACGGCATCTGGGCCAGTAAGTTTTACGGAGTTCTATTCTAAGATGAATGAAATCCTCCGTCGTGGGGGAATTTTCAAAAACGGAGCTTGCACGATTTACCTAGACTACGACCACCCTGACATTGAGAAATTTATCAATTGCAATGAATTTGCCAATGCGTGGGTAAAATTGGCAGTCTATGTAGACGAAGGAATCCGTAACCACCCAATCAAGAAACTACTAGCTAAAGCAGTAGACGAAGGTACTGTATGGTTAGCCAAGAAATGGTGGGATAAGGAGGGAGAACGTCTGTTCTCAAACGTTTGCCTTGAAATCGGGCTTAAAAGTCGTGCGACCTGTCTAATCTCTAATGAAAATTACGGATTACTGGAGCCAGAAGACTTCCCACAAGCATATCGGGAAGGGGCAGAATGGCTGTGCCAACTCCATGCAATCACCGGTGTGGGAGAGACAGGTCGATACCTGAGTCCTGAAGAAGACCGACAAATAGGATTAGGGGTTATTGGATTAGCATCGTTTTTAGCGATTCAAAAAGTAAAATACGCTGAATTTGTCGATGCTTTGGAAGAATACGAAATCCTAACTTCAGGGTTCCGGGAGGACATCATCAAAGAGAACGAAGGGAATGACTATTTCATTGGTGGATGTTCGAGACCAATATACCTAGTCCATAAAATAGCTCTAGGCTTCATGGAAGCGGCGGTAGTGGGACGTAAGTACAATATGGATAGAATCTTTACTGTAGCTCCAACTGCAACGAGTTTCACAAAAAACTTTGACAAGTTAGGGTATGCAATCACCCCTGAAATCAGCCCACCGCTAGGTCGGGAAATTGAAAGAACATCCGAAACATTTGGTTCACAGATGTTCGCTTTTCATCCCGATGTAGAAATTGCGTCGGAAGTAGGGTGGGACGTTCAATGGAGACTACTGAACGGATGGCAACGGTTGATGGATTCCACTGGATTAGGTCATTCGATTTCTTCCAACATTTGGGATACTTGCCCTGTCAATGAACAGTTCATTGACGACTTTATGGATGCGGACATCAAAACGACCTATTATCGCCTCTCAACCCTTCAACAGGCAAATGACAAATCTGGCTATATTTCAGATGAGGCACTAGAAAAATTAGGTTATCTTCCCTCGAAAGAAATGGATGAAGTAGACGACTTATTTGCGGAGTTATTTGGAGAAACCGACCCGACCCCAACCCCTGTTCAACCCGTGTGCAACATTGGTGACGGGTACTGTGAGGCCTGCGGCGGAGACTAACTCTAGTTCTAAAAGGGTTAACCAAAATTTAACCAAGTTAACCCTTGACAAACCCTTTGAACCCTGTTAAAATAGTAAAAACACCAAGAGCAAGATTTAGACATGGAAGAATACACTAGAGAAGAATTAATAAATATATCCCGTATTCTCCTGTTCGGTTTGCATCTACAAGCAACGGAAGCGGGTAATGGAAGCGGGTTAAGTACAAGAACTGTAATATCTGGGGAGATATGGGATAAGATGTATGAAGGTGAATTAACCTTTTACTTCCTTGTAAATCCTGATGGGGACTTAGTAATCACTACCCAACTCCAGACGACCTAATTTTCAACCCAATGTCTAGTACAGGTGTTCTTCTATAACCCAATGTCTAGTACAGGTGTTCTACTATAAACCCAATCTAAAGGTGAAAAATGGCTAAACTCTATGTGACGAAACTCTGCCTGACTAATGGGGTATACGAGGCAGAAGGGGATATTAAGGGGGAATCCTCCTATGTCCATCTGAGATACAGTTATGGTGCGAAAGACTATCTTCAGTTGGGGAGAGACGTTTTTGAGTCAATCGAAGAAGCTAAAGAAGATTTCCTAAAACGAAAAGAAAAAGAAATCTCAAGTATGGAAAAGAAATTGGCTGAGTTAAAGGAATTAGAGTTTTTCTATGCTAAAAAGGTAAATACTGTTGACACCTGACTAACCAAGTGTTATACTGTGATTAAATCAGCAAAGCGGAGATTTCAAAATGGCAATTAGACTGGAGTTAGAAGGTGGGAAATATATCATTGTTCAAGAAGATAAACCACACCAATTTTACGCATTACGACACGGTGAAAAATGGCGAGATTTAATGGGAGATGGCTTGGTACTAGCATTGTGTCAGCAGTTAAGTGACACACAGGAACTAGCCCAGAAACTACAAGACAGCCTAACTTTCGTAGAGGAAGAAATACTTGAACTCGGACAATACTTTGAAGAACGGAACAGAAATTATCCCCTGAAATGACCCCCTAACCGGTAAAAAGAGATGGAACTACTTCACTACCCAACTCAAAAACAAATGGAAATGCTCAAAAATCAAGCTGAAAAAATGTTAAATAACCAAACCCCAGTACTAACGATGCTAAAACCTGAATTTGCTGACTTAAAACCATTACCGAAACTGGTTATCTGTTTTGGGGAGTCTGGCTCTGGGAAATCGGAGTTCCAACGGATTTTAGAATCTTGTCTCCATTTTTCCTGGATTCACCCAATTAATGACTTTAAACAATTCCTGGAGCGAAAATTTGGTTTACAGGAGGGGGCGATGCACACCCCTGAAGGAAAAGCCACAAAGTTTGAGTTCAATAAGTTTTTATCCAAAGACTTAGAAATCCATCTGTATTGGTTCTTAGCAGACCACTATGGTATTACCGGAATTGAAACGCCAGACTATGTTAATGGAACAGGGAAAACACTAGGTACAATCACCAGACTAATGGTAGACCGTATATTTGCCCAAGCCAAAACTTTAGGGGAAATAGAAACCCTGGCTTGGAAAGAAATGAAAGACATTGACCCTCATTTTTCTCTACCCTATGTCAGACGAGAATTAACCCGGTTACTGCGAGAAGGCAAGGACGTAGTAATGTTGGCAATAAGAAACCAGCATGAACAAGTTTTAATCCAGGAGGTAATGGAGCAAGGTAACTGTATTCCCCATTTAGTAAAAATTAACCGTCCTGGTTATGAAGGCTTATTTACTGATGTGGAACAAGATGAGATGTTCAATGCTTTGCATGGGGTAGTTCCTAAAACCCAAATCTACTTGAGGACTAATTACTTCCCCACTTTAGCAGAGTGGAAAGCTGAGTGTTACGAATTAGGGTACTTTCTGAAGTATAGTCTGGGTTTACCAGGTTTGACCCTATCTTAACCACAATTTAACGATGAGAAAATAAAAACATTAAAATCTCTTAATCAGAGAATTTCCGAATTAGAACAGTTAAGTTTTTCAGTCCAGACCCGTTCTGAACTATATAAACCTGTCTAGACCCGTTCAGACCTTGTTAACGCCCAAACAATACAGCCCAGTGTAGCCAAAAGCCGCACTGGGTATAGCTTTGTGTCCGCCCAGACCAAAAAGTTAAAAAACAAAAAAAATTTGGATGAGGAATAACTGACGCTTTAGGGGATACTTAAAAGAGGGGTATGGGGGGTCTACGGTAGAGTTTAATCGGGGCTAGAACAAGCGGAACAGGGGTAAGACAGGGTTAAGATAGTTAACCATTGCAAAGAAGCTTTAAAGGGGGTTAAACTAGGGATTAACCAATCCAGACTAAGGAGTAGATTTAGGAATAGATAGGGCTAGAACCCCAGCAATAAGGGTAGTAGTGGCATCTACTAATTTGGGGGCGTACTTATCGGGTTCTTTAATGGATAGGATACCTAAAAAAACAAAGCCTATAGAGGCCAGGTACATAATTATCTGACAGGGTTTCATATTACATGAGCTAGATTACACATTTAGGATGAGCGATTGTGGGATGCTAGTTTTACTCACCAGTTTGCAAGCAACAGCTAATGCTTAATCGAGAAGAATATGGTTGTACTAAGTATACGCCATGCAACAAGGTGACTGTAAGAGTATGGTTGTACTGGGGTAAGGCTGTACTAGGGATACAAAAAAGCTAGTGGACTGCTTTTAAACTGCCCACTAGCTTTTTTGTACAGAACGTGCTTTAGGGTGATTCCTGGTACTGAACCCCGTTAGTTCCTTTTGATACTAGATAAGCTGAAAGAAATTTGCCGCAACAAACTGTCCTACAGCTAACCCCATGTTAAAAGAATCAATACTAGCCTCCCGGACGTGAACTCCGCCATAAACACGGCTGAGGGCATCTTCCAATCCCGCTTCATAGAAGCTATCGAAATGACGAACGATACCTGGAAGTTCTTGGGAGACAGCACTAAACACATAGTTGTCACCAAAATACTCGGTCATCACTCCCGCAAATGCTCCCCCCATGGCAGAATGTCCTGACATATAATCTGGGAAAGGTGGGGAATTAACCCCCATTAATTCTGACAGCAAGGGTTTCCAATTGGGGTCGCCCACCGTATCAGCTATCCCGTCATTAGCCGCAAATCCTCCAGCAATTACGTCATCGGGGCGAGGTTGGAGTTCAGTGTATTTTTCTTTCCAAGCAACGATTACCGAATCTGCCAGCGCAGTATTTAAAGCGGCAAATAGGCTGGCATCTTCTTGTAAGGTATTGCCCTCACGCACGGCGATTTCTTGAGCAATTTGATTTAAGTGACCATAGGGACGGAAGGTATCAGCCCGGTCATAAGCCCAGAAAACAGCCATTTCTGTCTGGTCTGCATTGCGTAAAGTGGTAGTGAGAGCAGTGTTTTCCAATCCCCCATAGAGCCGGACTTCTTCAATTTCTTGGGCATACAATGTAGGATTTGTGTCAGGACGGCCATCAAGAGTCACATCAAGTTGATTGTCCGCAACAAACTGGTCAATGTCGCCAATTGTCCAAGTATCTACTCCCCCCCAATTCGCACCAACTGCTACCCCAGCAGTAGGGCCGGAGGTTTCTGGTCGCCAAACGTAGTCTCCCAGTGGCGGAGTGAAAGGTGTATTGTCGTTAGAACCATCATTAGCCCGTAAATTGATGCTCTGATTGGCCACTGAAATACCAAAATCAAACCCCTGGCTTTTCGCAATGGCACTGTCCTGAATCTCTGCCAGAGAATTAGATAATTGCTGTGAGAACAAACTACTTTGTCCAGGTAATTGAGTAGAAAGAACTTGATAAGCCGCACCAACTACCGCCGCCTCTAACGAGGTATTTGTTGGTGCGTTCACATTTACAGCGTAGGAGGGATATAAAGTGTTGAAGGCATTGACCGTATCATAGACGGCAGTAGAAACCAACGCCATTAAGCGAGAACCTACTGTCGGTGCGACTCCCCGACCCGCTTTTCCTTCAGCTTGAATTGCATTTAAGGCGACCGCATTCCAGTCGATGACGGCGTTAGTATTGAGTCCCGATACTAATTTACTGGTGACATTATTGGTTTCCAGTTGTTCGGCAATTTGGTTATTTGCATCAACTTGAGCGATGAGAAAGTAAGCCCCTGGAGCGATGACTGAAGTATTGTTTTGATACGTTAAGTCCAAGGTAACTGACTGCCCAGCATTTAGGTTCAAGTTTGTGCTGACACTGGTGAGTAAGGCATCGTTACTGTCAATCTGACCGTCAGTAGAAATGTACAGGTTGACAGTAATGAGACCATTGGCAATCCCCGCTCGATTGGTGACAGAACTGAGACCTTTATTGGTAAGAATTACCTGTGCGCTTCCCTGAGACCCGAAGTCAACCGTAGTTGGTAAATTTATCGTGCCAAAACTGGCCACTAAATCTGGTAGATTAGGAAAGTTGAACATTTGACTCCTTTATTAAGTATATGTCTAATATATCAGGGTTTACTAGGTATTGTCAAGCCCTCATATATTAGAATAACTTATCTATAACTATGGGCGTTGCTTATACATGGATACACCGATTGACAATATGGTTAAGGATGGACTAAGATAGACAATACACCCAAAATAATAACAGACCCTAGATTAGGATAAAAGATATGTCAGAGCAAGCGATTTTCGGTAAACTATTCAAGGCCAAGAGAAACTGGTCTGTAATGCCGATACAATCTGGAAACTGTGTACCTGGAGCAGAAAAGACCGTACAGAAAGCACTTCAGGCACGGTTATTGGAACTACCCGTAGGCGAATGGATTAAAGAAGGAGCCAGACGGGAAAAGCGTTGGTTAAGCGAAGATGGCTTGCGTTTGTTGGCCTCTAATTTTAAAGATGAGCAAAAACACGATGAGCAATTAGATTATTGCTACCGTAACTTAACTCTATGTGACCGTGAGACTAAAGCGGAAATAGAAAAGGAATCTCAAGAAATCATCCAGAAATGGTTCAAGATGGGTGAAAAATACCACCCCATCTTAGTCACTTGGATTGCTGAACAATCTGTATTCTTTCCCGTACTAACCATCTACCGAAGACTAGGCGGTGTACAGTTGGCTAGTGTGGCCTCCGAGATTAGTCGAGATGAGGCTATCCATGCCCGTACCAATGGTACTATGTCAAAAATGCTAGGTCAACAAATAACGCCTGAATTAGACGACCTAAGACAGGAAACGATGGAATGGCTCACCAGTGACTTAGATGGCTCTATAGATGGCATTTACGGGCAACAGAAAAGCTATCTTGACCAGTCTTACAAACTACTACATGAGGGAAATTATATAGAGTTTAAAGATACCAGTGCCGCTATCATGGTGGGATTCTTTGAGACCCACCGTAGCCATATCCCCCGCTACGGAACCGTATAGTCCTAACCCTTGCAATAAACCCACCCAATCAAGGGTGGGTTTTGGATTTAATAGGGAGGTTCAAATTGTCACGGCTTTTGAAGGAACAAGCACCCTAGAACATTCGAGGGGTTATCCGAATCTCGGACGATTGCGCCAGGGGCCAAGCAGTCCGTTCGCCCTTGCTTACTAGCGGCCGCCGCCACTAGCCCCGATACAATGTAAAACGTCCCATCCACAGGGTCGGGTAATCCCACAATTTCCCCGTAGATGACAGCTTCTACAGGGATACCGTCAATAGGTTCCGATGGTTGGTTGTCCAGTTTAACACGGGGGAGAATCCCTGATGCTGGGATTTCTTTGTGAATCACGATTGATTCTTTGGTTCCCAAGAATTGTTTCTTAGCATCCTGAGTGATGCTAGTTCTGCCTAAAATTGTGATGTTGTGCGGGGTAGCGTTTATTAGCATAATCTTAGCTCCGTTGGTATGTTACTACTATATCAGGGTTTATTAGGTATTGTCAAGCCCTAATTAATAAGGATTTCTTATAGTTGAATGATAAGAAATCCTTATAGGGGTTAGTCTTTTTTGGCTAAATATTCCCGATAAAGTCTTTCCCGCTCTATCCAGAAACTGGACGGAGTTCCTAACACTAACTCTATCTGTAAAGCGGTATCGCTAGTAATCTCCGCTTTACCTTTTATGACCTCATTGATAGTCTCTCTTGGTCTGCCCATGCGTTGGGCGAGTTCCGATTGAGACATATTTCTTTCCTCTAGGATTTCAGCAAGGGTTTCACCTGGTGGAGAAATAAAATCCGGTACATACCTGTTCTCAATAGTATTAGTCATGGGTGTCATCTTAGAAGTTCCTCTTGTTTTGGTTTGAATCTGGTTAACCCGGTGAAGTGAGTGGGTTAACCCTTTGCTTATGTTTCCATTATGCCTTACTTTTTAGGGTCTGTCAACCCTTTTTAAAGTGGACACTTTCTAAACTGTCCACTGTCTCACTTAGTAAGGTTTGCATTCACCACTGACCACTTCCAAGTCCGTACAGACTTTATTATTCGCCAGTGGTGATTCCTGAGAGAGATTAACCACCCCCCACAGAATAAAAGGAGCCAATAAAGTAAATACTGCCAGTGTGTAAATTTTGTTCATTGCACATTTCCGTTCTATGTATCAATTATGCCTTACTTTTTAGGGTCTGTCAAGTAGGTCAATCATTAATCTTTCTCATAGGATTGATAATGGTAACTTATATAAGATTAGCTTAACCGTTAGATAGTTTTTACTTATATAAGTCTTACTTAAGAAATTGATAAGGCTACCTTATCTGAGGGCGGCCTTTAAGATTTATTTATTTTTGGTTTTATCTAGTAACCGTTGTACCCGTTCTTGCATCTTTACCCACGCATAACTTGTATAGGCATAGGTGAACCTACCCACTCACGCACCTGCAATGGACTCCCCTACACGCACCTGCAATGAACCTACCCACTCACACACCTGCAATAAACTCCTTTACCTGCAATAAACCCACCCCTGATTAAGATTGCAGGGGTGGGTTTATTGGTATGTATCCATTATAGCAAAGTTGGGTCTAGGTTGTCAAGCCCCAATCAATAAGGATTTCTTATCATTCAACCATAAGAAATCCTTATTGGGGTTAGGCTTTAGAGGTTAAAGCTTCAACTAATTGGGCTTTTTTCAAACTTCCATAGTTTTTAACTTTTTTCTTACGAGCCATAGCTTTCAATTCTCGGATATTTAGGTTTGTAAGGGTAAAATCAGGGACAGGTTCAACGGTGGCAGGGACAGGTTCAAGGGTAAAATCAGGAACAGGTTCAGGGGTAAAATCAGGGACAGGTTCAGGGGTAAAATCAGGGACAGGTTCAGGGGTAAAATCAGGGACAGGTTCAACGATGGTCGGAGGGGTTTCTACCCCTACAAAGGATTTATGGGGGGTTTTAGTAAAAACCTCGTCAATGAAGTGGATACAAGCTGATACCGATGCAAAGAACATTAGAACAGAGATACTAAAATGAACCGTTTGTCCTAGAATTAGATTAGCCAGTTGATAATTTGACATTCGATTTGTCCTCTTGTTTTGGTTTGAACTTGGTTAACCCGGTGAAGTGAGTGGGTTAACTTTTTGCCTATGTTACTATTATGGCATTTTTCATCCAGTATGTCAAGTCTTTTTGGAGTGGACAGTTTAGGAAGTGTCCACTGTCCACTGTCTAAGCCTCTACTACCCTTCCATATTCTATAAACTGGAATACTTGTTCATTTACAGGGTCATTCCAGTTCACAATCACATTCCCTGTTTTAAACTCCAAGTCTGCCATAAAGTCAACTAACTCAGATAAATCAGCATTATATTCTAACCATTCCTTTATTCCTTCTTTAACATCCCCCTTCTGTTCTATTTTTTCGTCAATATCCAATAGCTCACTACTGTCTATCGTTAACTCTTGACACTGAAAAAAGGATTTATCGTACCGACCGTACCCAATTAATTTGATAGAGCTTTTAACGTACTTCATGGTTTTTGGTTCCTGTTTGTTTTGGTTTATGTATCTACTATAGCAATATTTCTAGGGTCTGTCAAGTAGGTAAATCATTAATCTTTCTTATGGGATTGATAATGGTTACTTATATAAGATTAACTTAACCGTTAGATAGTTTTTACTTATATAAGATTAGCTTATCCGTTAGATAGTTTTTACTTATATAAGATTAGCTTATCTGTTAGATAGTTTTTACTTATATAAGATTAGCTTATCTGTTAGATAGTTTTTACTTATATAAGATTAGCTTATCTGTTAGATAGTTTTTACTTATATAAGATTAGCTTATCCGTTAGATAGTTTTTACTTATATAAGATTAGCTTATCTGTTAGATAGTTTTTACTTATATAAGATTAGCTTATCCGTTAGATAGTTTTTACTTATATAAGATTAGCTTATCCGTTAGATAGTTTTTACTTATATAAGATTAGCTTATCCGTTAGATAGTTTTTACTTATATAAGATTAGCTTATGGGATGTACTCCCCTACACACCTGCAATGAACTAACCCCTACACACCTGCAATAAACTCCCCTACACATACCTGCAATGGACTAACCCTTGTCAACCCTTTTTGAGGTGGACAGTTTGGGAACTGTCCACTTTCTAAGCCCCTAGTTACGGGTTATTTAGTAATCCCCATAGTAACAATCACAGAATTTATTCTCACTTTCAGGGTCTGTCCAGTCTATAACTACATTCCCAGAGCTAAATTCTAAGTCGGCCATAAAGTCAGTAATTCCAGAATAATCACCAGCATTATCTATTATCCATTCTTTGACAACCCCCCTTACTTCATGGCCTGCTTTAACTTTTTCCTCAATTTCCATTAATTGATAGCTGTCTAGAGTAATTCCTAGACACTGTAATGGGTCATACCATCTGATTAAACTTTTAACTACTGTGTACTTCATTTTCGCTTTCCTCGTTGGTTTGTTTCGGTTTATGTTTCTATTATGGCATTGTTCCTAACCCTTGTCAACCCTTTTGGGAGTGGACAGTTTAGAAAGTGTCCACTGTCTGCTTTAAACTTTTTTCAAGAGTTAATGTATTAGGATAACTTATCAGGGTTATAATAGTTACTAATGGGTTAGGGTTAACTCTTGATTATTTTTTCTAGGCAGGTATAGCGTACCGTGTACGGTCTAGGCTTTCATGGGCATCGATAGTATTGTTTAACCAGACCGTAACGACTGTCCAGTGTAGGGGTGTTTTGGCAGAAAGCACCATGACCAAGTCTTTGGTGCTTGAGTATTGAAAACGGTAAACATATTGGGGAACTTCTCTGGTCAAGTTTAATTCTATCAACTTACCGCTTGAGGGTTTTATGACAGTCGGTAAATCAATAGCACCGTCTGTCATGGCCTCTATCCGTGCATGGTTGCTGTACCGTAGGCTACGTTTAGCTATAGGAAACTGGAAATCTTTAGGAAACCCTATCAAATAGTGGTAAATCATGGTTGGTACTTATCAGGGGGGCTTGTTTTCTTTCATGTTACTACTATAGCAATATTTCTAGGGTCTGTCAAGTAGTTCATTCATTAATCTTTCTTATGGAATTGATAATGGTAACTTATATAAGATTAGCTTATCAGAGTCGTCCATCATTACCCACGCATAACCCGTATAGGTGTAGGGGGAGTTCACCTACACACACACACCTGCAATGAAAACACACCAACCAACGAGGTTAGGGTTTTCATTGTGGCAATATTTCTAGGGCCTGTCAAGGGTTAACCAGTTTAAATTTTGGTTAACCCTGAGTTAACTATTCAAACCGGTATAAGTCAATATACCCTTTGGTTTTTAGAATTTCTACCAATGAATAAGGGAAATGATTAGCTAAGTCTATGAACCATAATCGGTCATAAATTATACTTAACTCACCATCATAATCACAGTAATAATCATCAGTCAGGAAAAAGTAATCTCCCATGCCCTCAACACGAGGAGATAACCATTCGTCGCATAACGCATCCTCTAACAAGTCATACCATAAGTAATCCGCAGGTTTATCGAAAAACTCTGGATTTTCCTCTAATTCTTGAAAAAATGCTAAAGTAGGGACTAGGTATATTACATCATCCAGTCTATAGATACTAATGTATTCCCCCTCACGCACTAGGTTGTCTTGGAATCTTTCGCTTAGTATGAATAACATTTTTTGGCTCCCTTTTGGTTCGGTATGTTACTACTATATCAGGGTTTACTAGGTATTGTCAAGCCCTCAACTATTAGAATTTCTTATCAGTGGGTATAAGAGAAACTTATCCACTCCGTCGTCCATCTTTACCCTCACATAACCCGTATAGGCATAGGTGAACCTACTTACTCACATACCTGCAATGGACTCCCCTACACATACCTGCAATGGACTCCCTAATCCTATTGGTTGGGTTAGGGAGTATTGCAGGGGTTAATTATCCTTGATGTACACAGTAGTTAAAATCATATTCAAACAATAACAGATTGACTCGCCGGAAAAGAGAATCGTAACGGTCTGAACGAAGATGTAGGGAGTAGGATGTATAGTAGTATTGGTCTGGGTCTGGGTCTTCTGGGTCTTCACTGGAAAACCAATTGCTTAAGTCGTTAGAACTGTTAGCGACAATCCCTAAACTGTGCGCTAATTTGATTAGATTATCCAAGCCTATTTCCGATATTTCTTGCCAGTAATCCTCAGAAGAATAATCAGATTCGTAGTGAGTACCCTTGAAATAATACCCTTGTTCCAAATATCCCCAATCGAATGCTGACTCTGGTGTAACATACTGATAGACGATTCTAAATTGAGACATAATCGGTTTCCTTTTTGGTTGGTTGTTACTATTATAGCAGTTTTTTTCTAGACTGTCAAGGGTTAACTTGGTTAAATTTTGGTTAACCCTGAGTTGAGTTTAGTCTAAGGAATCTTCATCCTCATCTTCATCTTCATCCTGCTGGTCGGTTATTTCACGGGCTATTTCCTCACAGGCATACCAGACCTCTAACATATCAGCCCGTTTAAAATTTAAATCTTCCGTAGGGGCTTAGATAGAACTCTGTAATATCCTCTTGGTTAGGTGGGAATGCCTCTACCCATTCACTTATAGCATCTATCAATAAATCTCGGTCGCCTGTCATTCGGGATAAATTCTGATAGAATACTTTGTCATCCCAGTAGAACAAGTGTACGTCTCCCAGTGGGTTTTCTAAGTCGGAAATTTCTAATCCATCTTCCGCTAGTAACTGCTCACAGGTTCGGATTTGAGCAAAGATTTCTTGTAATTCACTGGTTGACAGTGTTTCTAGATACGAGAGGTAAGTAAACATAATCGGTTTCCTTGTAATGTCACTATTACAGCAGTTTTTTTCGGGACTGTCAAGGGTTAACTTGGTTAAATTTTGGTTAACCCTGAGTTAAGGTTAGTCTAAGGAATCTTCATCTTCATCCTCATATTCATCTTCATCCTGCTGGTCGGTTATTTCACGGGCTATTTCCTCACAGGCATACCAGACCATGAGGTTATAAAACGAATCTAGACTTTCTAACATATCAGCCCGGCTAAAAGAGGAAATCATTTTAGCCACGTTGGTATAGCCCAATTGTTTCGCTTGTTCAACTGCATATTTCCAGATTGAAACCCCGTACTTTTCCCATAACTTAACACAGTCCGATGTATAGGATATATAGGGAAAACCCATGTCTGCTCCGTAACTTGCAATATCTTTAGCATACTCGTAAAGATTTTCCTCAAACCATTCTTTAAATTCTCTCATTTTTTTTTTCCTCGTTGGTTGGTATGTGTCCATTATGGCATTTTTTCGGGGGTCTGTCAAGGGTTAACTTGGTTAAATTTTGGTTAACCCTTGATTAAGTTTTAGCACTTAAATGTTCCGTAGGGTGTTAAAAAGAACTCGGCAGAACCCTTTCGGTTAGGTGGAAATGCCTCTACCCAATCACTTATAGCATCTATCAAAAAATCTCGGTCGTCTTCCATTGTGGATAAATTCTGATAGAATATTTTTTCATCGTAGTACAAGTCGTCCCCCAGTGGGTTTTCTAAGTCGGAAATTTCTAATCCATCTTCTGCTAGTAATTGCTCACAAGTTAAGTTTTCAGCAAAGATTTCTTGTAATTTACTGGTTGACAGTGTTTCTAGATACCGGAGGTAAGTAGTCATAATCGGTTTCCTTTTTGGTTGGTTGTTACTATTATGGCATTGTTTAAGGGGTAAAGTCTAGTGGACAGTTAAGGAACTGTCACACTCCCTACTTAACTAGGTTAAGTTTATGCAGGTCTTTTATAGCCGTTTTGAAGCGGTGTGTCAAGGGCTAACCTGATTAAGTCTATGTGTGTTTTTCTGGTTTCTAGGAACTCCGGACGGTTACGGGTTATCACCTTGAGTTGATACCCGTAGTGTTCCTCTAGGTATTTTTTATCCCATGAATAATCATAAAAAGTGGCAGGGAAAGTATTGTTAATAACCTCACAGGGGTCACATGAACCATGCTCCCCTACATATTCCCATGATAGACATTTATAGGGGTTATCGCAACTGACGATTTCTGGAAAAATGGCGATAATACGCCAAGTGTATTTTTCCCATTTACGGAAGATTACTTTTGTGGGGTTTTCAGTGGTCATAATTGGTTTCCTCGTGATGTTTTCATTATAGCACTTTTCGGGGGACTGTCAAGGGTTAACTTGGTTAAATTTTGGTTAACCCGTGATTAAGTTGAGGTTAGACTAGAAACTGTGCCATGCGAGCTATTTCAGCTTCTCTGATTTCTAGGAACTCCCGACGGTTTCGGGTTATTACCTTGAGTTGATAGCCGTATTGTTTTTCTAGGACTTCCTTATCCCAAGCATATTCATCGGGACTTGCCGGTACAGTATCGCTAATGACCCAATGGGGGTCACATGAACCATGCCCTCCTACATATACCCATGATAGACATTCATAAGGGTTATCCGTACTGACGATTTCTGGAAAAATGGCGATAATACTATTTGAGTATTTTACCCATTTACGGAAGATTACTTTTGTCGGGGAGTTGTCAGTAGTCATAATGTTTCCTCTTTGGTTGGTATGTTACTATTATGGCATTGTCTAAGGGTAAAGTCTAGTGGACAGTTAAGGAACTGTCACACTCCCTACTTAACTAGGTTGGATTGAGTTTAACTTAGTTGAACTCTATTCTAAGTAAATCCATCCACGAATGGCCATAGAGTCGCACTCACCAAAATTTTTTGAAGCTTCAGAAAGTCGGTCTAAGACCGCCTTATCACAACCTTTCTCATCCCAGAACCCAGAACCATAACGATTACGGTTTAGATAGAAGTTATGACCAACGTGGTCTTCGCTAAACCCAGACTCTAGAAAGATATTAATATCCTCTTGGTTTTCGCTTACGAATCGTTCTACATCATCCCGTGCGGACAGTAGTGATTTTTTGGTGAAACCGTGACCCATTTTAGGGAAATCCTCTCCATTTTCCCCCTGACAACACCATTCTGCGGCCGTTAAATAACCACTTATAAAGGGGAAAACATCATCAGGGACGTGGTTAGGGTTAAATTGGGGCATATTTTTGGCTCCTGTGCTTGGTTTTAAGGGTTTAAGTCTGTGTGTCAAGATTAAATTTCTTGCCAGAGTAGGTTTTTTTGCAATCATTACACTGGAACACGGAGTAAGGTTTTCCGTTTACATCCTTTTTAGTGGCTCGTTTCCGAACATTAAATGAACCGCAATGGGGGCATCGTTTTCCGACTAGGTATTCATAAAAACCTTTAGATTTTTTTAACCATTGTTCATCGGAAATAATTCCTTCTCCCCAATCTGATAAATCGGGCAAAATTTTGGACAGAATTGGTAATCTTGAATGAGTCATACGTTTTAATTGGTAAGGGTTAAATGGGGTTAGATTGGGTTAGGAAGATTCACTACTTGTCAAGGGTTAACTAGGTTAAATTTTGGTTAACCCTTGATTAAGGTTAGGACAGGGTTAATTCTAATTGGATACCGTCTTCCCAACGAGTAACATTAGTGCATCAAGTAAATCCGACCGTTGTGGTGTGCTTAAATCTTCAAATCCGAAACTACCATGTAAACCCTGATATACTTCACATATACTAACTGTTTCATCGTTTAGATAGTCTAAGAATGGATTTATGACCTTTAGTAAGTCTTCTGGGGATACCAATAGGTCTATTTCATGACGATACTTATAGGCTATTTTGTCCTCTAATTCTGGTAATATCTCCAAAATTTCCTTAGCACACTCATTACATCCTGTCTCGTTCCAATATTCCATCCATTTTTCATTTAGTATTTCACCGTACACTTGTTCGTCTAGCAGGTAATAAACGGTCTTTGTCTTCTCAATAAGGTTGTCAATCTCTTCCACTAGGGGACTATCCTTTTTTAACAGGATGGCTGTAAACCGTCCGAAAAACCCACGAAAACTAGCTTCTATACAGTCCTCATTGTTAATAAAACGGGATAGCACTCGATAGTTCGCCATATCCATTAAATCCGACGCATCGGACTGTGAATAGACAACATAATATCCTTCGTAGTTTATGCCAAAGAAGTTATCTTGGCATAATTTCAGGTGTTTCGCTTTCATTTTTTCCTTCCTTGATTGGTTTAGATTGGTTTAGATTGGGTTAGATAGGGTTAGATTGGGTTAGATTGGGCTAGTAGGTATGAAATCCCTTGCTATCGAAGCAAAATAACTCCATATAAGTTCGAGAAATTTTAGAATGAACAAAAGCCTTAATCTTTATTTGATTTTCTGGCATCCAAGCTTCTAAAGTAGTATAATATGACTTTAAGAAGCTTTTTAGTTGTGCATTATTCTTGACTTCTAAATCAAAGCTTAATCGATTTTGAATCTCGCCAGTTGTATCCTTAATTAAGCGATTTTCAGAGTTGCGAACTTCAAAACAAATAACAAATTTTTCCGACATTTTGCCCTCTTTTGTGTTTCTACTGTTTACCGATAACTGATAACTGATGACTGATAATTAATCCTCTAATTCCCAATCTACATAATCGAGATTATCACGCCAGTCAAGCAGATTGGGCATCTCATTCTCATCCCCAAAACTAAGCGTGATAGCCGGGTAGATGTTTTCAAGCAATTCTAAGGCTTGTTTTTTGCTAGAAGCGGGCAAGGTTACTTCCAATTCAATGCGAAGTATTCCAGTAAATTCTTTAAGTTTTGTCATTGTTTCCTCGTTGGTATCCATTATGGCATTTTTCATCTGGTCTGTCAAGTCTTTTTGGAGTGGACAGTTTAGGAAGTGTCCACTGTCTAAGCCCTTAGCTACGGGTTATATTAGTCTTCATCGGAGTAACAATCCCTGAATTTATATTCACTTTCAGGGTCTGTCCAGTCTATAACTACATTCTCCGATTTAATTTCCAAGTCTGCCATAAAATCAGTTGGCATTCCCTGAAAATCCCCAGTATTATACAGTAACCATTCCTCTATTCCTTCTTTAACATCTCCATTCTGTTTTATTTTTTCCTCAATGCCATCTAATTGATAGCTGTCTAGGAAAATCTCTTGACACTGTTCTTGACCGTACCAACCGTACCCGATTAGTCTTACGAAGCTTTTAACTACTATGTACTTCATGATTTTTGGTTTCCTGTTTGTTTTGGTTGATGTGTCTATTATGGCATTGTTTTTCTGGACTGTCAACCTTTTTTGGGGTGGACAGTTTAGGAAGTGTCCACTAGGGGTTGAATTGGGGATAACTGTCTCTCAAACGTCCCCTGTACTCTTGACAGTATTCACTAAAGTCAAAACTGTTACTTCCCATATAGATTGTATGCACCAATTGAGTACCGTGCAAATGGTACACCCTGCGACTGAAAAATCCTACTCCCCGTTCTATATATCGGGGGAAAATTTCCCCATTGGGTTTAGGGAGATTACCTATAAATATTTTGCTCTCGTCCACTTGTTTGACTCCTGTTTTTCGGCTTATGTGTCTATTATGGCATTGTTCATCTGGTCTGTCAAGTCTTTTTGGAGTGGACAGTTTAGGAAGTGTCCACTAGGGGTTTTACTAGGGATACTTCACATTGTTTTGATTGGTTCCCACTTGTTTGACTCCTGTTTTTCTTTCGATGTCACTACTATAGCAGTGTTTTCTATGGTAGTGCAACCCCTAGTGGACACTTTGATAATTGGCACACTGGGTAATATTTACCCCTCTTCCCTATGTTTAGTACAAGTGTACCAAAGGATGGGCTTCATCGGCTGACGTGAAAGCCTTATTTGTACCTGCAATTCATTTACCACAGGTTAAGATTTGGTTATGGTTGGCGGGAAAGCCTTATTCGTGCCTGCAATGTTTTTACACTTAACCCAGTCTTAACCTCTCTTAACCCAGTCTTAACCCAGTCTTAACCCATCTTCCCTATGTCTAGTACAAGTGTACCAAAGGGTGGGCTTCATCGGCTGACGTGAGACTCAGATTTGTGCCTGCAATGTTTTTTACGCCCTAAACTCCCCTTTAACACTTGGGCTAGTACAAGTGTACTAGGGGTGGAGGAGGTGTCCGCCCAAACTATATTGGACAAGATAATTATTCCTAGCTAGGATAGAAAATATGGCTTTAACTTTTGCCCCCCCAGTCCCCGCAAGTGGACATTATCAACTAGACCCTTTATATGTTAACTCCGGTGTTGACATCGTTCGTGCTTCTTACGGTTATGATTTGAATGGTACTGCTGATGCTGACCAATTACTTCAACGTCAAGCCATCATTGCTCTTTTAGAGTTTGCTATCGAAGATACCGCTTTCGTTAATGCTATTCAGGCAATTGCCGCTACTGCTGGTGTTACTACCCCTGTTTCCTTCGTTTCGGCGTTGGTTACTAAATTAACTGCTTAATCCGTCCTAATCTGGGTCTGATTCAGCCTTAACCAAGCCCCCCAGTCATGGGTGGGTATTTTTTTGTACCTATTCCCCTTATTGCAAGCATATTATTATTAAGTCCCAAACCCCTTTCCATAATGGTTTTTTTATTGCTTTTAGCTTCTTTAATGGTCTTTGCCATTACTATTGTAGCCATTGTTGGTTTACTGTTGGCTTACCGTCAACCTCCTGAACCTCAACGCTTTGATGATTTATCCGATTTCGATTTATTAGACCCTAGGGAATTTGCTGACCGTAATTAAACCGTCAACAACCACACATTTTTGTTGTGTTCTAATGGGTGATAAGGGGTCATCCTTTTGGGTGATGGGTGTGGATAACTTTAACCCCCTTGAACAGTACAAATGAACTAATATATAACTGTATAGTTATATAATTATATGGTCAAAAAGTGCTTTTTGTGTGGCTGAAATCAGCCCCTAACCCTAAACCTTCCTAATTTCGCCTCCAAAATGATGTATAATGATGTATATCAAACTCCTGGTCGGTATTGGTTTTCTCTGGTCAACCTAAAGGATTGTGAGACAATTATGAAAAAGAGTTATGGTGGATTTTACCATTATTTGGGGTTGAGGGGGAAAAAGAGTTATGGTGAATTTCACCATTATTATCTTAGGTGGAAAAAGAGTTATGGTAATTTTTACCATTATTATCTTGGGTTGGGGGGGGTGGGGATTTGTTGAGAAATGTTTCTTCGGTTAAAGCTCTTTGAGTGTCTTATCATACCTAAGATTGGCTCAGGGTCAGCCTTTTAGACTATACGCCCAATCCAGAAATTGGATTCTAAAACTATTTATAGAGGGATATGAGAAAGAAAGACGTTAGAATGAGCAAAGAGGTCGTGGAACAAACCAAAAAATTGTTCCAAATCTATAAACTGGGAGGGGTGTCTGTTAGGACTTTAGCAGAACGGTTCGATATTCCCTGGACTACTTTAAGAGATAGATTTCGTTCCCAATATGGAAAACAGTATACCAAACATAGAGCAGATGAAGGGACTGTCCATGCTGTGATTAAAGAACATTTAAGTCGTCTAGAAGGTATTCACTTACGCAGGGCGGCTGAATGGTATCGGAAGAATCAAGCAGAACTCCTAATGCAAGCTCTTGAAGACCAAATGAATCCAGGGCAACGACCTAAAGTATATACCGAACGTCGTATGGATTCTGATACCAAAGCTATGTGTCGTTTGAACCATGATATAGGGTCTTCTCCTTATTTATCCGATGGTAGGTATGAACCTAAAATCGATGGTGAAGATTCAGACGAACCTTTACCATCAGACTTTTGGGATTAATTGGGTCTAACGGGGTCTAACGGGGTCTGACCCATCCTCAACCCTACCTGACCCCTCCTGACCCCTTTGGAAGGGGTTTTTTATTGTCAACCCCCAGTCTGCCCCGGTTAAGCTGGGGGGTGGTTCAAATGTACTAGACAAAGATGAACTGGGGGGGGTAGGGGGGGGTTCTCTTTTTTCAGGGCGACCCTTCCTATTCCATCCCCCCCAAGTTTGACAGGGCTTAACTGGGTTTGACCCCTAGACCCCCTTTTACCTTGGGTATGAGTATTTATACCTATCCCTAAAGACATAGTACGGGGTTTGACCCGACCAGACCCCGTTTAACCACTTCCACCCAACCTGACCCAGTTAGCTAAGGGTGGAAGTGGGGGGGTTCTTGGGTTTTTTTATGGAGACCTCCTTGATTCCACTTGGTCGGATTGGGTTGAATCTGGTTTGACCCTGCCAGCCCCAGCCTAAGCCAACCAGCCCCAGCCATTCCTTACTAAGGGGGTAGGGGGGTTAGGTTGGTTTTTCAGGGCGACCCCCCTTATTTCATCCCTCCCAAGTTTAACAGGGCTTAACTGGGTTTGACCCCCCAGACCCCCTTTTACCTTGGGTATGAGTATTTATACCTATTTCTAAAGACATAGTACGGGGTTTGACCCTGCCAGACCAGTCTTAGCCAACCAGTCCCAACTATTCTATACTAGGGGGGTAGGGGGGGTTAGGTTGGTTTTTATAACGGACAGTTATAACTCCGCACCTGGTCTGACCTGTTTTAGCCCGGTTCAACCCCAGTTTAATACATTTGTACTATATAAATCCACAACTGGGGGGGTTCGAGGCATTTTTCACCCCCCTAGTTTCCCCTTTAGACTCAGATGAAACCCAGTCTGGCCATGTTCAACCCAGTCTGGTCATGTTCAACCCCGTCTGGCCATGCTTAACCCAGTCTGGTACAAGTGTACTAAGGGTCTAACAAGTAGGGGGGTTACTTGAATCTGAAATTCTCTCCGAACCCCCCCACTTGCCCCCTTAGACCCAGGTGAAACCTAGACAGGACAAGGTTTCCAGGTTGCCCCCTGACTTCCCCTATTAGGACTTAATTGCCGTTGTTGATGATGGTTAGACCAAGTTTAAAATCTGTCAAAAGTTCAGTGTTTTAAGGGTTGCAAAATATTCACGCCCAAGTTATAATAGGGAAAGAGTCTTGAGGTCAAATTATACTCTAGGACAAACATTTAACCTAACCATTTTTAGGAAATGTATAAATGGATACATTTTGGGTCAAACTGGGGCTTAAGGGACACCAACATCGTCAAACCATTCCAGCATGGGGTTTGCGGGGGATTTGCCAAGTCGAAACTGGAGTAGATAGGGCTAACTGGGAAATTGATGCCCTGGACATAAAAAACCAAAGCAACCCCCCCACTTGATGGGTTAAAACAGGGCTATATCTTTAGAGGTAGGTATAAATACTCATACCTTGTACATAACGGTTAGTCGAGGGCAGTGCGGGGAGAATTAGTCCTCCCCTGTAGAAAAAACTGACCTACCCCCCCCCCACCCCCCCTAGGAGATGAGAGACTGGTTAGTCGAAGGCAGTGCGGGGGGAATTAGGTCTCCCCCGTAGAAAAAAACTTATCCACCCCCCTACCTACCCCGTTGACGGGTTAACCTAGAAACTCTACGGGGTCGGGACTTCAGTAACAACTAGGGGGGTTATTTTAGGATTCAGACCCCCCCTAGTTGGGAATTTAATACCTAAAACAAATAGGGTTTTATCAACTCTAAACAGGTTAGACATTGATAAAACCTATTCGCTATGTTAGCCTTACTCTAAACCAATTTGTTTGATTTTGCCAATTTCACAAGCCTTTTTGACAGCTTCAAATGGTTCTAAACCATCTTCAACAATAAATCTGGAAGCTAATTCTTCTGCAAACTTTAGCTCTCTTAAGGCTTCAGTAGGAATATGGTCACGGATAGCTCCTGATTCCTTAAGTTGATAGTGGTCTTTGGCTTGTTTTGATTTAACGCCTAAGACTAGCCCATTGAGATAGTCTGTAGAATTAGGATAGATGAACTTTTTGTAATTAGAACTTAGTTCTGGGTTATTTTCCAAATAATATTTGAAAGAGTCAGTTAGGGTGCGACGGGCGATTTTGCTTTCAACTCTGGTTTGGAGACGGTCATTGCGTTCTTCTTCAGTACGTTGAATATTGAAAGCATGGTCTAAGCGACGTTCTAAAGATTCTACCAAACAGGAAAAAGCTACGGCTTGGCATTTTTTGTTGCCCAGTTGAGCATAAGCACTTACTATAGTACAAAAGGTCTCCATACCCATAAGTCTAGCTAATGCGTTAGTACCCTCTACATGAACCTTCTCAACAGAAAGATTGTCCAGTGCCAGTAAGGGTTTGGCGTATTTTTTACCGGTTGAGTCACCTATAAGAATATCTAATGCTTTGCAACCATTTTGGGACATAGCATAGCTACCATCAGGTAATTGATACCCTTCAAGTTGGATGCCGCCTAATTTAATTGTGGCTTTTTTGGCTTTGTTGTTCATAGCTAAATTCCAGTCTGTGAAAAAGAATAACAGACCATAAATCAATTATAGCAATTTGTCAATGTTCAGACAATGTGAAAAATACGGAAATCCTGACCCCTGTTAGACAATAACGCCCAAAGCAGAAAATGTAAACCCAAGTGTACAATTAAAAGAGATATGACACCGGAAGAAATTAAACTATTATTAGAGGAATCGCAACAGGCGTTTCTATCCCAACTACAAGGGGAATTGGGAACGCTAAAGGCAGGCATCTTAAGCGAGGTAGACCGAAAAAACAGTGGATTGGCGAGTAGTCTACAAAAATCCTGGGATAAAAAAACCACTAAAGCACCCGAACCTGAGCCAGAATTAGAAGTGGAAGTGGAGACACCCAAACAGAAACTAAGTCTTCAAGCCCTACAGAAACAGATTGAAGATTTGAAAAAACAGTCAGAGGAAAAAGACAGAAAAATAGTTGCCAAAGAATTAGAATCCACATTAAATGCAACAATCTCCAAATTTAAACCGCTAGACTTAGGAATTGCGACCAAAGCCTTTAAGCTACAGTACGAGGATAACTTAGTTTACGAGGATGGTGTAGCCTTTGTCAAAAATGGGGATAATGTGGAAAGTCTGGATGAGGCGTTAGGAAAATTCCTAGAAACTGATTTCGGTAAAAGTCTATTACCCCCGACATCCAAAGCTCGTGGTGCTGGATTAAAACCCCAAAACAGTAGCCCTGCCCCCACAGAGGGGAAACGGGACATTCTGGAAGATTTGTTTATTGAGGATTAAGTTAAGGTTAAGAGGGTTCTAAAACAGAACCCTCCCCCCCTACCCCAAATTACCCCAAACGAGTCCATCATGGGTAGTCAGGCAATATAGAGCCTCGACTACCTTAATTAGTTTTAAAGTCAGAAACGGGGTAAGTTCGGGTAGTTTAGAGAGGGCAAACAAATCACGAATGATACCATCAAAAGCATTACAACGGATAACAGAAAGACTAACACAGATAGGGTTGTTATAGTCAGAAGAACCTAGTAGGGCAAGGCGTTCAGCCAATTCATAGGGGGCGGAGTCGAGACCAGAGATAAGGAAAGAAATATTGCAATGGGTCTCAAACTTTTCCAATTCCAACTGAAATATACGCATCTTAACACCTACCAATATTTAGACTTAGATTGAGCGGAGTAAAAAGGGGTTCGCCCATTTCCTATTATAGAGGCGAACTACGGCCTATTGAACAGTAGAAACCCTGTGTGGGATAAAACACAAAAGAATCTACTGAAAATAATAGGAAAATTAGAAAATGGCAAAGCTTAATTTAGCAGTAGTCAACACGATTTTTTCGGAATTGTTGACCAAAGAGGTAAACCGTGAAGCAACCTTCTTGTCGTTGCTGTCGAAGTTACCCGAACGTAAGTCCAATATCCAGTGGTCTGTAGGAGTTGGTGGAACGCAAGCAACGGGAGTAGCAATTACTGGTTCAGCACCTGCGGCCAGCCAAGACGTAACTATTCCGGCACAGTTACCCATCAATAGTTCTTCGTTACAATCTACTTTCACCTTGAACTTGAAAGAGATTGAGGAAGCTAAAGAAATGGTTTCCAATGCAGAATTACGTCAGTTGCTGTCTGCACAAATGCGTAATGCAGTAGACGAACAAGCTACTACTTTAAACCGTAAATTATACAATGGAACCGGTGCGATTTCTGATGGAGGAATCATCGGTCTATCCATTGCGGCTGGTACTGGAGATTATGCGGGTATTCCTTCAGCGACCTACCCTTTATGGCAAGGACAGGTCGTAGATTGCTGGGATGCCGCCGCCGCCGCCGCCGACAAACGCCAAGCCTTAAAAACCGACTTTATGCTGGAATTAGACCGTAAAATCCGCTACCGTCCTGGTCGGTATGACCTAATCCTAACTACCCCTAAAGTCGTTGAACAATACAAGAAAGTCTTTGAAGCCAATCGTAGCTTCCAAATCATGACTTTTGACGGCAACCGAGTTCCTTTGGTGGACTTAGGATTCAACGTGGCTGGTTACATGGGAACCCCAATCATCGATGATGTGTATTGTAACCGTACCCGTACTGCGGCTGAATCGGCCATTACCACTGCTCTCGGTACTGATGTTGACGAAGGTGTAATGTATTTCTTACGTCGTGAAGACTTAACGTTCTATTCCGCACCCGTACAGAACTCGTTTTCGGCTAACGGTGTTTATACCTTAATGCGTCAACTGGCTCAAACTAGCTTGTATGTGGACAACTTCGTAGTTGGTTGTATTGCCCAGTTGCAATTAGCCACTCGGAAAAACGTTGGAGTTATCCGTAATATTAAAGTCGCCTAAGACTTAATAAACCCTAAATCACCCCTTTAACGGGGGGTGGTTTTTTGTCCTTACCCCACGCCTAAGTGTACGGGAATCCCTACTGAAAGACCGTAGATAATGCTGGAAAAATTGGCATATAATGGAAGGGAACATACATTATAGGTCAAATATGGCTATCATTCCAAGCAATCAGACTGAATTACTCGCTTTCGTTTCCCAAGATGCCAGTGAACAAGGGAATTTGTCAATCCGTGGCGTGGCGAAAATGGTGGGAGTAGACGATATGTCTATCATCCGAGCCTGTAAATTTCTAGAGATATACATGGAGGATGAAACTATAAAGCCGTCCGATACCGTTCTACTATTGGATTATTTATCTGAAACAGATAGTACATTATTATCCGAAAGTTTTGTTAGACGCTTTGGCTTACTGGGTATTTATGCTTCGACAATCCATTTGTTTGATGGGGTGAGTTTAGGACAAGCTTATAAGACAGCCGCACTAAGTTCTGAGGATTGCCTCAAAGGATTATTTCAGCAAACTAACAAGGGGAAAAGTAAGGTTACAGGCTATATTTATTGGATACAGCAAGCTACAACAGGTTACACAAAGATAGGGGTTAGTGTAGACCCCTATAAAAGACTAAGTTCATTACAAGTGGCATCGCCTACCCGTTTAACCTTAATACATAAAAAGCGGTATAATAATTGTGATTTATATGAAATAGAGAAACGTATTCACAGACAATATAAAGAATATCATGTCTTAGGCGAATGGTTTGCGCTACCTCAAGATGTGGTCACTAATTTAACTAAGTCCAATAGTAAGTCTAACGGATTAGGCTAAACTAAACAAAATGGGGAGGGTCTAAAAGCCCTCTTTTTTTTGTCCTTACCAGTCTTAACAAAACTTAACATGGGTAAAACCACAACGCTCAAACTAAATAAAACACCTGCCAAGAGATAAAAATGCTGTTCACACCAGATGAAATATCTAGAATTAAAATAGCACTTGGGTATGAAGAATTTCCTAAGTATGAAGCTGATGTGCAGTTCATGCTAGAAGTGATTGAAGACGAAGTGCGCTATAACAGAATCTTATTTCTACTGGACAAAGTGGAAGAAATAGATAGTAAAATACAACAATATGTAGAGAAACTCTATGTAGAACAGGTAGAGGGTATAACTTTGAACTATGAAAAAGTGGTACTGGGATTGAAAAAAGAAGGTCTGCGGAGACTAAAAGAATTGTCTTGGCAGACCAACTTAGATATAAGAAACTCCCCGTTCAAAGGCGGGGAGTCAGGGTTTAGCTTTGTCGCCTATTGAGAAAAGGGAGGTAGTTTACAGGTTTCTGTTGTTTTGATTAGGAACTGGAGTTGCTCGGCTTTCATCAAGACATCAGAGTAGTCTACCCCATCTTGAATATGCCAAGACCAATATTTTAGGTCATCCATGACTTCTTCCAATTCCAATCGGGTAGCGATTTCTGCTTGACGTGCCATGTCTTTGTCTTCTGGGGGTAGAAATTGTACAGTACCGCCTTTGAAGGGGGGATTCTCGGTAATTAACCAAATTACTTGAGGTACGATACCTGTTTTTATTTTAGTCCAAGCAAGGTAATACTTTCCTCGGCAAAAAACAACTGCCATATCCCCATTTTGCTTTAACTCAGTCACTTCAAAAATCGCCCCCCCACAAGGTTCTCCCTCAAAACAATCTTGACCCCGTAGGATGAAGACATCGCCTAATTCGAGAAATCCCTTAGTCATATAAACTCCTTGTTAGTTGTGTTCAGTTTAACAGATTACAATACCGTTGTCAACCCTGGGATGAGGTGAAAAGACAACCCCATCCTTCAGAATCTTTGATGTGCTGTTCTAACCAGTGGTCGAGCAAATCCTCTGCATCATCCGTTTCCGTCTCAGCCAGAGTAGTCAGGATGTCAAGGTTTTCAATGAAAGTCCTAGTTTTCCGTGGTCAAAGGGACGGGTTTTACTCCTAAAGATGAGAATCTTGGTCAGAATCAAAAAAGTCCTTTGCTTCTAAATCGGAGTTAAATGGCTTAACCCATTGGGTAATTTTTTGGCGGATTTCAGTCCCATTAAGAATCCTGGTATCTTTTTCCATAGCAGAGTCACCAGACTCACCTGTAAAAAATTTACGGGCAGGAACCCAACCAATAAACCCGCCACACATCACAGATGCGTCGATGGCTACGGCAGTATGCTCTAAAGCTGACCAATGCTTTGAGCTAACTAGACGTAAAAATAGTTTAACATCCTTTTCCACATCCATATTCCCTTCGTGGTTTAGGTAAGACACTCTCGCACAACGAGAGGCTGACAGAGCAATGAGTAAAAGAGTATTACCTTTGTACAGTTCTCTTTCCTCATGGGTTACATAGGGCAGATGCAAACCACCATCTGATAGGATATAAGCAGAACATTTGTGGTAAGCCTCAAGCATTAAGCGGGCTACTTTTCTAATCTCTGGCTGGGCTTTTTCAGAAGTACGAAGTTCAAAAAAGTTGAACCATTGAGTGCCGGTCAGCACCACATCCACCATTTGAAAAGGCTCAGTAAGTCGGTTCACAATTTCTTTATGAACCCCAAGCAGGTTCAATAAATTAGCCCAAAACCGTTGGGAGTGCATGGAGCAGAACCATACAAGGTCAGCTAATTTAGCCTTTAGACCCGTCAGGGGCTTACCAGCTTGCATTCCTGACTTATTCGTACCCCATTGGTCAGGGTGATAGGGATTCTCTACTAATTTTCGGTCTTTTTTCTTAATCGGAACAGCCCGATTCGACTCGGTATTAGAGGACAAAATACGGTGTTTATTGAGTTGAGCTAAGACAAATCGGGGAATACGAATTTGAAAAGTGGTAATAGTGTCGCCTGTGATGGAATTGACACTTTGTTCGATGACCTTAGCGTGGTATTGGGTAGGTTTCAAGAATTTGCTCCTAATTTCTTAATTTTTCTGACTTCTGACTTATAAGTTCGCAGGGTAAGACCCAGAGTTTTAGCTATTACCTCTTGGGTAAGACCCATTAGACGTTTGCGGACAATTTGCTTTTGGAGGGGGGTGAGTTTTGACCAGAAGAGGTTCAGGGTCATTTGGTATTCAGTGGAATCGACTAGGGATGCCATATTGTCTAGGGGAAAATCTCGAAGTTGGCATTCCATGACATAGGTTTTGTGCCGAATAAGGCGGAACCTTTTGCGAATATCCAACCAGCAATAGCTGGTGAGCGTTCCTTTGTTGGGGTTCCAAGTCTTAAGTTTTTCTAGAACCAGACAAAGACCTTCCTGAAAGTAATCCTCTCCTTTGACTGACGTATCACGCATAGCACGACGGATAGCGGGGATTTGGGATTTAACCAAATTTAGTTTAGACGTTTCACAGGCTTGTTGTTCGATGGTTAGATGACAGTATTCCATGACAGAGGTTTTGAATTTTAGACGGCTTAACCCCACTCCACAAGCTAACTGCTCGTTTTACCCTAGTTAAAGGGGGTTTTAACCCTGATTGATTAAGCTTGGTTCTCACTTAACCAGTTTTTTGTTGGGTTAACCCCAGTATAACAGAGAGTAGATTAGGTGTCAAGGGGTTTGAGAAAAAATCGCCCAAAGCTAAGTTAGACCCCGCTTGGAGTATAACTGAGGATGCCAGAACAGCAAGGATACAATGTATCGTCACTATTTGTTTCGATAGGATTAGATACAAGTCCAGCAGAAAGAACTTTAAACCAATTTGAGAACTTATTGCAAAGTTCTGTAAATCGGTTAATCTTCACATTTACAGAAGACGTATCGCAAAGATTCGCCAGAAGTTTTGAAGGTCTAGGTCGTGGCATTGGTAACTCTGTCCAAAGAAGTCTGAACGAGGCTATGGGGCAAACCAAGAGAATTGAGAAAGAAGCCACAGAATCCTTAGCAAATATAAATAAAGCGGCTCAAACAGGTTTAAGTGAAGTATCAAGTGCCACAACTGGGGCTTTAAGTGAGGTCAACAAAGCCTTAAAAGATTTAGAAGCCAATTCCAAAAAAACCTTAGAAAACACTCAAAAAGAAGTAAAACGACAATTAGACGGTATAAGAAATTTAGCGGCATCCTCCAATCTAGACCAAGATAAGGTAATAGGGGCGATGGCCGGTAGTCTTTCTAGGCAACTAAAAGCGATGGACTTTTCGCAAATAGAGGGGAGTTTACAAGCTATTCAAAGAAAAGCTTTAGATTTAGGGTCTACACTGGAAAAACAGGTAGGAGACATAAGAAATAGCCTAGCCCAACCTGCGGAAGAATTAGAAAAGGCATTAAATAACTCGTTAAAAAAGACCCAAGAAGCAGTAGGAATAGCTGACAAAGCCTTAGAAGAATCTGGGGTAAAATTTGCTGAAAAAGTAGGTTCAGCCTACAAACAAGCATCGGAAACTTTTGCTAAAGAAGGAGTAGGTTCAGCAGAGAAAGCGATAAATAGTCTATCAAAAGGTGTAGAATCCGCAATTAAAGAATATGAGAGAGCGGTAGAAAGTACAGCCAACGATTTGTCTAAAAAAGCGCAACAGTTTCAAGTCTTGGGTACAACTGTGGCCATGGCTGAAGCCGAAAGACTTTATGCTTTAGCCAATAGTGTTCGTTTAACGTCAGTGAACACCATAGCATCAGTGAGAGAAAGTGCTACCCAAGCAACCCAAAGCATATCCAAAGAAATGGGTAAAGCGGGGAGTGAAGCGGGGTCTGCATTCGGAGGTGGATTTGGAGCGGCTTTAGGGGGGGTCGTTGGTGGCCCGGTGGGAAGTCTTCTAGGTGCGGCAATAGCAGAAGCCCTGGCCAACGGACTTCAGTTAGCTTTAAACTCCAGAATGGAGGTCATTAAAGCTACTCTCGGCGGTTATATGAACACGGTAGCCCGTGGGATGATGAACTTTGCCGAAGAAGAAAGGCGTATAAACATGGGTTTATATGTTACGGGGAAAAGGGAAGGCTTTGGACAAGATAGTGAGGAATTTAACACAAAATCTAAGGACGTACAGAGGGCAGTTACCTTGACTGCATCTGACCTGTCTTATGGACGGGTAGAAATTGCGGAACTATTCAAACAATTGGTAAAAGCCGGGTTTAATTATAATGAGATTATAGGTGGAACAACCCCCGAAGAAATGAGACGGGGGGCATTGTATCAAACTGCTGGTTTAGGGGAAGCAGTAGAGTTACCAGGAGACCAATTAGATGAAACCAGCATCTTAGTAAAACAATTTAAAATGGCATTCCCTGAAAATAGTATAAAAACTATTGTTAGAGAAATCGCCGCATTGGGACTGTCCACTCCTGCCCAATTTGATAGATTTAAATATGCAACTCAGGATTCGCTATCTGCGGCGGCCGTAGCTGGAATCCCGATGAGAGATGTGATGCAAGGGTTTGCAACGATGTTTAACTTAAGTACCCCTGAAGTAGCGGGTACAATGTTAAAAACCATCTACAACGGTATAAGTGGGGGTAATGTAAACCGCCAGATGTACGGGGTAGTGTCCAAGTATTATCAGGGAGAGGATGGGCAAGGAGATTTACTAACAGCATTAAGAAATCCTGGAGACTTTGCCGCAGAATTTGCTAGATTAGACACTGTGATGGATTCAATCCTGAAAAAGGGTGAGGCAGTGGGAATTGCGGGGATGGAGAATGTAACAGGAGACTATTACAAAAGTCTAGGGTTACAAGAACAAGCAGATATGAGGGCTAGAGGGGTATCTAATCTGTTCGGTGGTGGAGACACCTTCCAAATTGGTTATAGAAACTTAACTCTTGAAGGACGTGAAAAAGCAGAAGAACAAAAACGAGAGTTTGCCAACTTTAATAATGAGAAAGACGGGGAATTACTACCCGACTTCATTCGACTGCGCCAAAAGGGATTAAAGGGGGCAATGGAGTTAATCGAATCCACCAAAGAAAACGTGGAATCGTTTGCCGCTAAATTGGCTCCTGGTTTTACTCAAATGGTGCTATTTTTCAACAAAGTAGCCAACGAGTTAACTGCTGGTATGGAGAAGTTTTCCGGGCCACTGGAGAGAATATCTGAAAAATTAGGCGAAGTATTTGGCAATCTATCAGAGAATAAACTCATTGATAAATTTGTGGATGGAATTTCCAGTACAATGGGTAATGTTGGTAGAATCTTTGAGAACTGGTTAAACTCAGCAATAGAATTTGTATCTAAAGGGGAAAACGTAGATACAGTATTTTTAAATCTTAACAATCTGTTATCGGATTTTGCGGGGTTAATGCAAAACCTAGCAGTAGCATTTAAGTCATTTCTACCTTTGATAAACGAAGCCACTGGTGCATTATCTAAAGCGGGGGTAGAGTCCGAAGTAAGACAAGTTTCAGAAGAACTAAAAATCAGGGGAGTAGGAGAGGTTAGTGAAAGAGTATTTAACTATGGGAGTCAAGTAGGCAATGTAGAGGGAATTAAAATTACAAACTCCGAGGCACTAGGGACAGTATCGGAGGAAGAAGCTAAACAAATAGCAAAATCCATTAAGGGTAAAAGCTCTACTGCCACACAAAGTTATATAAGAACTGGGAGAGAACGGTCTCATGCTGGAATGTTTGGGGCAGTAACAGCCCCAGAAAGTTTTGCGGATGTGGATGAATCTACCAGTGTTGGGTTAATCCAACAAGGAATGAAAAGGGTAGAAGCTAACGGTAGAACCTACTATATAACCGGAGGTACAGGGGAGGGTCAGAGTCAGTTTTACGAATTAATAGATGGTGATTTTAGAAAGGCCACAGGAACAATCGACTCAGACCCTAAAACCCGTGAAAATCTGATAGAAACTCTAATGCCTAGGGAGGGGAATAATCCCCCCCCAATGGATTTATCAACGGCTGGTATGGGGTCATTCCTAAATCCTAAAATACTGGCAGAAATCGCTAAGGAAAATGGGAATCTTAAAAACCGTCAAGCCGCCACATTAGAAGCCCAACAATCAAGAGTTCGGGACTTATTTGGTAATAATGCAGTTTTTGATGAGAAAACAGGGAAAGTAAGAGAACAGGATAGTGAGGGTAACAGAGCAGATTTATCTTCTAGTAGTTTCGGTACAGAGGCATTATCCAAAACCCCTGAACGTCTGAATGCCTTAATCCGTACTGGGGCAGGTCTAGAGGGAAGTTCTGCGGAGCAAGCCCTAAGAGAAACGGCAAGCAGAAGCAAAATCACCAATCTACAAACAATTACTGGTCTATCTTCTGGTAAAACCAAAGGTAAAGAGGGGGAAGCCTTCTTATTAAGTCAAGCAGATGTCTTAGAAACGGTAAGGAGAAATGAGAAAGAAGGGGCGGACATAGCCAAAACTGCTTCGGAGTTAACACAAGACACAACCAAAGAATTAGAGGAAGCCCTACGGAAAAAGGGACAATTAAAACCTGCGTGGGATAGAATTAAGAAACAGATTGAGTCTGGAGAAATTGTAGGGGACAGCACAACGTTCCTAGAACAATTTATCACAAAAGCCCGTGAAAAGGTAAGCGACAATAAAACCCCGTTTGCCGAAAGAAATGCAATGAATGAGAATTTAATTGCATTGACTAAAGATTTAAACACGGATAAACCAAAACCTTTAGAAAAACCTGGGGCAGTTAAAGAAGGTGTTCCTGCTGACCTAGAAAAGTACCGTCGTCTTATTGACGATATGAACCGGAGCAGAATTGAGCAAGAAAACCAGATTCTCCAACTAAGGCAAAAATCTTTAGAATTGGAGCGTCAATCTTTTGTGTTGGCTACGGCATTTAAAGGACAAGTAAATGCTAATTTGGAGCAATTCTTTGGTATCTTAAGTCAGGCAGAAAATACCCTGTTAGGGAATCAGACAAAACTAAGACAAATAGACCAATTCTTTGTTGACCGTCGGAACAATCTTGCTAATCAGTTTAAAGATGTAAACCCGCAGGTAGGTGGGGGCATCCAGGACAACTATGAGGGTACGGGGCAACCAGTATTTGTACCTAAAGCATCCCCTGATAAAAATGTTAATGCACTATCTAAAGACTTGATAAAAGGGCAATTAGATGCTATCAAAGAGAAACAGAATGAAAGGGCTGAGATTGCTAAACAGAATGAGCTAATTCAGCGTAATCTTACCCAACAAATAAGAAATGCTGTAGCCCAAACGTTCCAACAAGCCACAAACACAGCAACTGGGTTAGCCTCATCTTTCGGGGGTAACAGTGAGTTTATGGTAAAAACCACTCAACTCTTTGATGGGGTAAGAACTCAAGGGGTACAATTAGCTCAACAAATACAAGCCTTAAAAGTTATTCAACAGACAAATCCTAGTGGTTTTGGGGCGCAGGATGCTAAAGCCCTCTCAGGATTAGAAGGTGTATTTAAGCAAATTCCCAGGATGCTGAAGGAAGCGTTAGGAGACGCACTTGCTTCCCTACTCCGTCAGGTAAATACTTTCTTCCAAGACCTATCAGAACGGTCTAGACAAAGAAGTAATGAATTGATGGGTATGGTGATGCCTGGTGGAGCTTCTTCGGGTTTATTGACGATTGTGGGGGACTTACAAAATAGTCTGTTCAAAAATCAACAAGAGAGTTTAGAACTACAACAAGAATCTTCACAGATAAGAAGACAAGTAGAGCTAAACCGTTCACTGGGGGCTGTGTTCCCTGACCAATTCTTTGCCCAAAAAGTATCGATGGGTGAGGCATCTATAGGTGTGAATGATGCAAAAAGAGGGGGGTTAGAGTTAGAAGCTAAAAATCTCCTAGAGACTTCCAAAATTAAAGCCAATATAACCTACTTCAACAGCTTTATTGAGTTATTTCAAGGAGCTAGAGGTCTTAGCAGAGGATTCAGTAGTGTCTCAGATGCTGTAACAGAAGTAGAGCAAAGACGAGAAGCAATTACTAAATCTATCTTCGACTTAGAAACTCAAATACAGCTAATGGAATCTCAACTTGAGACCATGAATAGTGTATTTGGTTCTCTGAGTTTAGTTGACCGTGAGAGACTAGAAGAAGGTAAGAAATATTTAGAGCAACAAAAACAAGCCACAATAGCCCTTCAAAAAATCAATGATGCACTAAGAGGGGAATTAGGGAAATTGGCAATAGCTAAAGTCCAAGAGGATGCTAGGGGTAATGCTCAAAGTGCATTGATGGAATCTAATTCTGCCCGGTCACAAATTCTCGGAATGTCAGATTCCCGGTCTACTCGTAGGGAAGCCGCTTCTATAGATTTAGAAAATTCCCGTATTGATGCAATAAAAAGAGTAACAGAAGCTACTCTCAAAAGTGCTGAAGAAAGAGCTAATATAGTTGCAGAATTAGCCAACATGGACTCAAATGCGGCTAAGGGTATGTATAACACACCTGAAGCTCAAGCGGAAATAGCTAGAAAATATGTTGAGTACCAATCTCGACTCATAGCAATAGACAATGAAGTTGGGAATGCCCGTGTGATGGCGTACAACAACTTAAAAGTCCAAGTTGAAAAATCTGCCTTAGAGTTGGATGAAGGCTATCGTGCAAACGTTCAAATAGCCAATACTGTTGATGGGGCTTTCTCCAATCTTTATGATATTCTCACCGACTCCAGTAAATCTTTTGCTGATAGAATGAGAGATTTTTCCCAGAGTTTAATCAAAGACTTTGGACGGATAGGTTGGGAACAATTGAGGGATGTGATTGTATCCCCCTTCAAGGATATGCTAACTAAAAGAGACACATCTGGGATATTAAACCCAAGTATGCCTGATTTTAGTAGGGTGGGGGCTAATTTAAACTTCCAGTCCGCCGCAATGTCCAACCCTGACGACCCGAAATCGAAGGAAAAACTCAGAGAGCAAATTTTAGCTGTAGATGCCCAACAACAAACAGCATTAAAAGAGTTAAACGAGAGAATGCGTCGTCAAATAGTTTCCTCTGCCAACATAGATGATGCGGGCAAAGCGGCTTCTACGATGTATTCAACTTTGGCCAAGGAAATTGCTAACAACACTAAGGACGCTGAATTATCTAAATTAATCTCAATAGGTTCTGCGAATGGTCAAGAAGGTATGGCAACAAATATTGCCTTACAAACTTCCATTCAAGAAAACATCAAAAACACGCTGTTGCAAAGTCAGACTACACTGAAAGAGATTTTAGTTAAGTTAAGCTCTAATACTGTACAAAACCCAACAGCTAATCCTCAATATTCTTCAACCGCTAACACCCAGTATCCTAGTAACTTTGGTGCTGAGATTCTACCCCCGCCTCCTAACGTAAAACCTGGTACAAAGCCCCAAACTGGCTCCCAGTCTAATGTTTTACCTGCTCCCCCCAGTGTTGGGCAAACTCCGGTTAAACCCCAACCTAAACCTAAACCAGTTGTCAATGAACAAGCAGTAGATTACCAATTGAATAACAACCCTGCCAACGCAGAGTTTAATCGTTTGTTCAAAGAGAGAAAGAGACAAGGATTGACAGGGGGAACCCTAGAGAGAACTGGGAAACCAGAAGTACCACAACCGCTTAAGGATGAGGACACCCGGAGGATTCTGGATGACCAGTTAAGAAGGGGGATGTTTAAAAATGAGAAGAATCGCACTCGTAGAAATCTACAGAATCAGTTAAGAAGTTCTACCCCTAATGAAACTCTTGTTTCAGGGTTAATGGGGGATATGCCGGTAGATTGGTTTGGGGCTTCAACCCCCACTTCTAACTTCCAATCCCTAACTAATCTCCAAATGGGTACAGGATTAGACCGACTTATCCTTGACAATCTTCAAACGGGTTCAGGATTAAACCCTGGCAATTTCTTAATGGGTTTAGGGCTACAACAAGGGCAAGGGCAAGGATTTGGTGCTACCCCAGCTTTCTCATTGGAAAATTTAGATATGCTCAGTGTCGCCTCCCAACAAGGGGGTGGAGGTTGGTTATCTAAATTTCTAGGGGGAATGGGGGGTATGAACTGGATGAGCATGGGTATGATGGCATTACCCTTTATCATGTCCCTATTTAATTCTGGGAAGCGTAAAAGATACAACTCCGGAGGGGTTGTCCCCGGTGCTGGTACTACCGATACTGTACCTGCCATGTTAACTCCTGGTGAGGGGATTTTAACCAACGCTGGTATGTCCAGAATTGGTGGTGAGAAAAATCTTTATGCCTTGAACTCTGGCAGTCTGAAAATGGGGGCGATTCAACCCCCCAAAAACTTAGGGATGCCCAATCTACCTACCGCAGAAGCCAACAAGAGTAAGAGTGCAATACCCGTTCCAGTTAAAACGGAGGCTGAAAAAACGATAGCCCAATATATGGGTGGTAATGAGGAATACAGCTTACCACCAATTGAACTATCGTACACCAGCACTACCATAGCTGGTCAAAATTATGTTACCGAACAAATGTTCAAGTCGGCCATTGAGCAATCAGTGGAACGGGCTAAAATGGAAGTTTTCGGTACATTAAAAAATTCCCCCAACACTAGGCGTAAATTGGGGCTTTGACCAGGTTTAGGGGTTTAATTGAAATTCCCTAACAGAATCTTTCTTCGTCTCTTAAGTCAAACTGTATCGCTCAAACTAAAAGAAACCTGCCTTAATTTCGGATGCCTTTAGAATTTCCGTCAAATCTAGCCCCCAACTTCTTTCATGTGGATAAACTACCCGATTACGGGCTAAAACTACATGAAAACGAATTAGGACGGGAAATTAGACGTTTTACAGAGACTACAGGGAATGAAACAGAGTTAAGAGTTCTTTATACGGGGATGAGGGCTACGGAGGTAAATACTCTTTTATCCTTTTTCAGGGATACAAAGGGGACATTTGAAGCTTTTACCCTGCCAACAAGTTTTTACTTAAGTCCTGATGAAATCACTAACTCTTTGGCAGGATTAGACGACACAGAAACTTGGCGTTTCCTAAGACAACCAATAATAAAAACAATTATAAGTGATATTTACCAGACCGAAATAAACCTTATTTCGCTGAAAGAACCACCATCCCAAAGTTCAGGAAATGTAGTGGGGTTTGTGGAATCAGTGGTTTTAAGTTTAACACCTTCAAAAATAACACTAGCCCCCCTTCTTGTTAGTAGGGTTTTTGATTCAATCCAGTTGGATTTTAGCGAGGGGGGTTCAACAGTTATTCCTAGAACTACCGCCCTACTCACTAATTTAAACTTTAGTCTAGCTAGTCTGACTACTTTGGCTAATGCGGGGGCGGGGGCATCATCTGGCAGTCTAAACTTTAGTCTACCCATAGTGATTCCCAGAATACCGGTGCTTATGGGTTTTGAATCTATAACACTAGAGTTAACACAAGGTAGTACAGGTTACTATGAATTAGCAGGATGGGATGAAATGCAAAGCATAATAGTTTCTGGGACTTTTACATCGACATTAAGAACAATCCATCTGGTGAATACAGGTAGTGGTGTGGCATCCACAACTTTACCCTCAAATGCCCCTGATAATTCAATAATCATCTACTCGGATTATGCCGGTACAAGTAGCCAAAGCCCCACGGGGTTTGGGTTAAATAGTTTTACCCTGAACGCTCCTGCGGGTCAAACAATTCAGGGGCAAAATAGTAGGGTTTTTAACGTTGAAAACACTTCTATTCAGTTGATAAAGAAAGGAACCCGTTGGAATATAGTAGGGACAGAATTGGCTACTGGAAATTCTAGTGGTGGTAATAATTTGCCAGTGGAGTCCCTTCAAACTCAGAACGGAGGTAACTTAGATTTAAATACTAATCAAGCTGGGAAAATTCTTGCAAATAGTGTCAACACCAGTAACTTTAATTTAACTTTAACTCAAAATACTTTATTTATTAACGGTTGGTACTGCTATGTAAGAAATGATAGTAATTGTATCATCACTGTAAATCCCTCATCGGGTGTAACAATAAACCATAGTAACGGTTTAACACTAGGTCAAAATGAGTTAGGATTACTAATATGTAATGGAAGTAACAATTGGTATTTCCAAAAGCTATCTAACTTTATAAAATCGATTGGGAACGGGCTTAACTTATCTGGAGCGGGGGCATTAGCAACGACACCCCTTACAGAATCCATGGATGGGCAAATTGACTCCCCATCAAACAAAACATACACTTTAATAGCCAGTGCTAGATATGGTTTCACTATTGAAAACTTAACAGTCTTTACTACCAGTGGAACTTGTACTGTTGCCGTCCAAATTAATGGGGTAAATGTAGGGGCATTAAGTGGTATTAACGTGACTAGCTCTAGTCAAACTGTTAATAGTACGACGGCCAAGACAGTAACCACGGGACAACGAGTAACCTTCGTGGTATCTAGTAACAGTAGTGCTAGTGAATTGGTTTTCTCTCTAGGAACCCTGAGAACTTAGACAATAACGCCCAAACTAAGTCTAGTAAACCCGATAAAAACCTATGCCATCATTTTTATTCAACGATGCTAAAACTAAAATTCTACAAGCGTTACTAGACCTTGATGGGGATACGTTTTATGCGTGTTTAGTAACAGCCAGTCCTGCGGCCACTGTAACCCAAAGAACCGGGTTGACCGAAGCTACAGGGGGTAATTATGCAATACAGGCTTTAACTGGAAGAATACTGGACAACCCGACGGCTTCGACTGTCAGATGGACATTCTCAAATCCTATTTGGAACAATTTGACTACTGCAAACTCCGCCCCAATAGTTGGGATGGTGATTGTGAAACAAGCTAGTGGAAGTCCTGCTACATCCGACCAACCAGTATGTTTTTTAGAGTTTAACACTGCTTTTACCCCAAGTGGAGCCACGTTCCAAGTGGATATTCCAGTTAACACCGGTATCCTAACCGCAACCTAATCATGTCTGGATTTACTTATCCCTCCCTAGTTCCCAACGTTATCGACAACTTAGAGTTGCCAGATTTCGGTGTAAAGATATACGACAATGATGACGGGTCTGAGACTCGGAGATTCGTTCATCAAACAGGGAACCATACCAAAATATTGTTAAAATATGAGGGGAGAAGTGAAATTGAAGTTTCGTCTCTAATCAATTTTTGGGGTCTGGTTAAGGGTATGAAGGAGGCCTTCATACTCCCTGAAGGAATTAATCGTCACCCTAGTGCTTACCAATCCGGTATTAGCTTATTAGGGGATACAACTCTTTGGCGATTTGAAGCCCCCATTAAAATTGTTACAGTCTTTACAAAAATTTATAATTTTGATGTACCCCTAATTTCAGTAATTCAGTAACGATAACGCCCAGACTATAGAAAAGTTGAGTGATAAAACTGATGACAGCCCAAGCCCCACACTTATCACCTGAACATTTCTATGGAAGATTGGTGTATCTGAAAACAAAGGAAGGTACAGAATACTACTTTCAGAATTTTCAGACAGCCCCCTACAGCTTTGAAGGGGAGAATTATCTCTATCTTCCTTTCAGTATGTTATCTAGTAAAGAAGATTTGGAGATAAGTTCGTCTTCAGTGGAGATAATGTTGGCCAACACTGAAACACTCAGAAACTTATTAAGGGAGACTGATATTAGAGGGTGTAGGCTTAGAGTATACACAATCTTTCCCGAAGAAGAAGGGGCTATTTATGAAACACAAAATACCCGAATATCTTCCTACTCTTTTCAAAAGGGAGTAGTCAGTGTCAGTTGTCGTTCCCCTGTAGATGCCATTTCTAATCAAATACCCTCTAAAGTATTTGACCCAGAAGTGTTCCCAGAGCTACCGTATGTGAACAGTGTAAAAACTAACTATAGACCCTTATAAATCATGGAAACACCATATACACCCACTCCCTCAGTATTTGACTTTCAAGGTATCCCCTATGCTTGGGGTGGTAAATCCTATAAAGAAGGACTGGATTGTTTTGGATTAACGAACCAAGTCTATAGAAAATTTAATTGTGAGCAGATTAATGGTTATGATTGGGTCTATGGGGAGTATGGCTCTGATTCTGATTTACCTACTGGTAAATTGGCGGAACTTTGTGATACTCTGGAACGAGAAGAAAGCCAAGTAATATCAACTTTAGACCTGGTTCTTATTGATTGGTGGGGTAAACACGGTTTAGGAGTTATTGTAGAACACATGAACCAAAAATATGTGGTATATACAGGGAGTGCTGGTACTGGAACTAGCGCATTTATCCCCCTTAGAAGAATTAAACAACGAATAGTTAAATCTTGGAAATGTGTTAAGGGGGGCGGAAAGTGATTAACCCTGAGAAAAATTTTCAAGACTTCTTTTTTAGTCTAAGTTTAAAAACAGAGTCTAAACTTGCCAATGTTCCCGTGTCCGTGGTTAGTGAAGATTTAAAAATTTATAATGGGAGAATGGGTGGAGCAATTGCTCTGGGTATTGTAGGGGGGGCAATCGGGTTTTTCACGGGGGGTACAAGTTTCCTTTTCACCGGTTTAACTCTAGGATTTGCTCTGGGTTCTGCCTTATTTGGCTCAGAGCCTAAAAAGAAGAAAAAACCCCGTGCGCCTAGTTCTTCTTTTTCCTCCATGTCTGGGGATGATATAGCAATACAAGGCTCCGCTATTCCAATTATTTATGCTAGTAGAAGCAAAAACCCTAAAGGGGGAGTTAGGGCTACTGGGAAACTAATTGCTTGTAAAGTGGAAAATCTTGGTGATTCAGCTTATCAGTACAATATTATTGCCCTTAGCTTAGGGGAAATA